ATTGCAGGAATAGAAATTCCTGCTTCACTTGGCGAGCACGGTCCAGGACCAATCACTAAATACTTGGGTTGCCATCGCTCTATATCTTCCAATGTCACGGCATCATTACGGACTACTTTTACTTCTTGATTCAGTTCGCCAAAATATTGGACGATGTTATAAGTAAAGGAGTCATAGTTGTCGATCATGAGAAGCATATCGCACGTAACCTCTTGAGAATTATGAAAATGAGTATCTTTATTTCTAATCGTTACTCACTATGTTACTCACTTTTAGAAAAGTGACTGATTTTGCAGGCATTAAAAAGCCGCTCAATCAAGCGGCTACTTTACCAGTTTTTGAATGCCTTGTGACAACTTCGTTCACATAACTATTTAGGTAGTAACTTCGTGGACCATCTTTGCTTGGCTGGTCAATTTCTCCTTTTTTGATCCGGTCATACAAAGTTGGTTCGCTCATGTTCATGCGCTTGGCAAATTCCTTGATACTTACTCGACGTTCATCTTGATTTGCCATTGCTCTTTTAAGCTCCTGCATCTCATCAAAGATAGCTTCGAGTAAATCACGTTCAGATTCACTCATGACACCTCCTTTAAGCTTTTTACTACAGTTTCCGGCAATCCAAAGACATCCTTAAAAGCCTGGTCAAAACCACCGTCAGCAATGAATTGATCCATCAGGTTTACTTGCTTATCGATATGGCTATCTTCACAAGGCTCACATGGTTTTTGAATATCAGTCATTGTTTTTCTCCTTGAGCCTTCAAGTATTCAAACTTTGCATCTGCCCAGTTCTTAGAATCATATGGGCTTAATCCTTTTTTCTTGCACCAATCAGCGCACCAGAGCCATTGCGCATCGTCATATGGGGTGGGTTCAATTATTTGGTTCTTGCTATCCATCACGCCACCTCGCTTTCATATTTATTTCGAGCGAAAATGGCATAGGCATCATCTTCACTAAAATTGATATCAATTAAGAAAAAGCCGTTTGGTGCAATCGGATCCCACTTGGTGATATCACAATCATCCATCATGATTTCCCAATCATCAGAATTAACAAGGCTCTCCATCCAGAACATCACAGTGTCTACGCCAAAGTGGCTTTTAAATTTTTCCCACTCTTCACGACTTACGTATTCTTCGTTTTCCAGATGCTCATTCATGTATTTTGAATAAACTGGATGTGTCCAAGTTCCCATTTCACTGCGCACAATTTCCATGGGTTCTAATTGTTTAACTTCCATCACACCACCTTCTTTAATTTTCATGCTGCTTTCACTCCTAAATAGCACCCCGAAGGGTGCAATAGTCCATGATCAAGATGTCAAAGCTGCTTCTTGTGCTTCATACGCAGAATTGATTTGTGAGATATGTTCTTCAGTCATCTGAGCCGTAAAAGGCTCAAAGCGTGATTCCATGATGGCGTTAAGTGCTTCCAGATCGGCAGTGTTGCCAATTTCCTCAATTACCGCCTGAACGGATTCAGCAGGAAAAGCCTGAGCGGCCTTTAGCTCTTTACGCTTAGCTTTAAATACTTCACCGATTTCAGACTTAGCTGGCTCACCTAAATTCAACTCAGCAATGTCAGCACCGATCTGATCGAGTTCCTCAAGAGAAGTGGCGTTATCAATACGTTGGTAATACGGGGTTAGGTCAATTTCTGTAGCCACCGACTCGACAGCATCTTTCTTTTTGGCCATGCGCGCTTTCAGCGATGACGATCCGCTATTTGCCTTCGTTGTACTGGTTTCTGGTGCAGTGGGAGTAATATCAATTTCCTTATCTTTTTCCTCCTCAGCAATTGCCATGCCCTTGAGCACATCCGGGAACACGTCACGCAGGGCATAGGAACGCGCACGTAGCTTTAACATGCGTTTTGGATACTGCGTCCAAGGCCCCTGTTTACCTGATAGACCTGCCTTTTTCGCATCCTCCATTGTGAATACTGAAGCAACTGGTTCTTCATTTTTCCGCTTCACAGTTACAGTGGCTTTTTGACCATCTTCGGAAATCTCCTCGCGGATGAAATCGAGCAGACCAGATCCACGAACAAGGGCAAGCATTGCATCACCCCAGATAGAAGGGCGACCATTAATCACAGCAATGTTTTGCATAGCTTGTAATGGCTGTAAGCCAATTTCAGCACCCCATTGCATAGCAACAAGGATGTTGCCAGGCTTGCGCTGGTAGTCCTTCGGCACGATGTCGGAGCCAGCCAAAAGCTCTGCAATTTGCATTGCTTCTTGAAGGTTGTTCGGAGTTAAGAAATTAACAGCGGCGTTTTGGCCTGTTTTAACAATTGAGTTCATATTCTTCTACCTTAAATCTTAATTAATGCGCAGCACGCGAGTGCTTGAAGTCTTCACAAATTGTTCGTAAATATCCGGGTGAGCGGCTTTCAGTGCTTTGCTATCTAGGGTGTTGCGTTCTTGGTATTTGAATGTTGCTAGACGCTTTTCCTCAGCAATAATCATCTCCGCATCTTCCATGCGGGTGCAGATTTGTAGCTTGAGGGTATCTAACTCACCACTGGCTTCTTTGATCGTGGCGTTTAGGTCCTTATATTCAGCGACCAGCTGAGCAAGGTCGTCATCTGCCTGTAGTGCCTGATCAGGATTATGAGTAGACCAGCGATGCAGAACATCATCAAACGTGGTTGGAGCTGGTGGGACGTCAGCCTGAACATGCTCATTCCAGAACTTTGAGCATTCATCTGTGAGCATTTCAAACAGCTCAGGATCGAATGCGACCTGATAGCTACGGAACTTCTGACCACCGATCAGCACACCCAAGCCACACATCGAAGCGCCTGTAATACCCATGTACCACTGCACTTGCGTCAGGTAGTAATCTGGCACCTGTTCAGACTGCTCATCACCCCACAATTTAGCCAGGTACTGGTTAGCAGTCTTGCATTCCAGAATGCGGTCAGTGGTCAGCTTGCCATCTTTGATCCGCACATTGCCTGAAATTTCTGGATTGATAATGGCACGGTCAATATTGGCACGCATCCAGTCATGTTCAGGGTGGGCGATTGTTGCATTAACACGCTGCACCTTAACGCCATTACGTTTGGCATACTCTTTGGCTACGATGTCCTCCAGCATGTTGCCCCAGTACGCAGGCTCACTGGTACTGTCTTCCAGTTCAGAGCGACCTGTCTTATCCAGCCACAATTGATAGGGAGAGCTGTATTTGCTCAAGCCTAAGATTGCCGCTACATCAGAACCACCAATACCAAGACGGCGTGATTGCAACCACTCTTGACGAGCATCTTCGATGCTTTTTAAATTTACTTGAGTATTCACTTCACACCCCCAGCAATCGCAGCATTAATCTTTTCAATTTCATAACGATCAACGTATGCATTGATGGTCTTGTCAAAATGCACCACGTTCAGAATGTCCAGAAACTCAACCGAGGCATCGTCCAGGGCGTATTCAACATAGATGCTGTAATCGTCAGCTTTGACGGTAGCAAAACAGGTTTCATGGCAAGTACGTTTAAGCACTTCATATTTTTGAGCGGTGATAACCACTTGAGGATTATCATCAGCAACTTTGGCAGGCTGGAAAGCGTAAGCTACTGCTATCCCCGCGCTGATTGATGCTGCAATGAATGCAGACTTGAGAATATTGGATTTAGTTGTCATAATAGTCTCACTCATAGGTAGTATATGGGTCATGCTCCAGGTTGTTCGTGCAACGCTGGGGCTTTTCTTTGTTTGTGAGATTTAGTTTACCAAAGGAAACTTTATAGTCAAGAGAAAAGTTTATTAAAAGAAACTTTTTATTCTTTATGGAAACTTTTATGTTTTAATAGACAAAAGAAAACCCATCACAGGGATGGGTTGTTTGGAGTTTGTTAAAATGAGCAAGAAGAAATTTCGAGCTGAATTATATAAAGCTTATGTTGCCTCAGGCATACATGACCATGCCCTTATACAGGAATATATTAAAGTTGCCGAAGCTTTTGTGCTTGATAACCAAGAGATTACTGTTAGCGGTTTTCGTGCACTTACTGAAAAAATTAGCACCAATAACGGCCACTCTAATGGCTCTCGTGCTCTTGGTAGAGAGTAGTTATTTTTTACTCTTTTTTAATGAGCTTACAGACTGCATAGTTAAGCCAATTCCGGCCTCCAGATCATCTAATCGCTTAACAATATGATCTAGTTTAATACCAATATGGTTATGTTCCATTACCGCAATAGGAACCCCGCAATTGGAGCATTGTACAAACCAAAACAAAAGATCTGACTTGCCCAAGTTTTGGCTTGAAAGCTCAAAGCTGTGCGATCCACAGCTACCGCATTTTGTTTCTGCCATATTTTTCTCCACCCGATCCAAGAGCCGCTCGGGTATGCGGCAAGGTATTTTTATGAAATTAGAAACGCTTGTTTTAATAGAAGATCGGCTTCATCCCGGCTCAACCCAGATTTACCTGGAGCACATAAAAGAAGATGTGCCTGAATTTTTTGTGCCAGTAGGCGATTACAATAAGCCGATTGGTTATTTGAAATTTAAAAATATCGCTAAAAAAGGCTGCTTTGAATTAAGCTCATTAGAGAGCCTAGATTATCCCAACCCGCATCCACAATTTTCGTTGACAGGTGTTTTATATTCTCGGCAGGCAGCTCTTGAAGCGCACCACGCAATTTCTGCTTATCAACAGGCGATAAATCAGATTGATCCACCTTAAGTTGAAGTATTGTGCGTATGGTGTCAGCCTCAAATCTTACAGTTACCACACCTAAAATAGCTGAAAGACCACCATCATCTTTTAGAAAATCCAAGCCTTTTTCTGTGATTTCCGGCTTCATGATAAGAATGGAGCCACCACCATCTCCAGATTTACTATGCACCACTTTGGTGGAGTTCTCGGTAAGAAGGCCATGACCCTTGAGATAGTTCAAATTGATAGCAATTTTATGATACTCAGCACTATCTGGCTTTCGCTCATAATCAGTCCATACAAATGGGTAGCACTCTGCGATCTTACTTAACAACTCAAGCTGTAATTCTCGATCCAATATCATATAGCTTCCTGCTTATTGAGCCGCGTCGGGTTCGCGTTTTTTATTAATTAGTCTCAGGTGATTTGCTTAGGGCTTTATCCTGATACATTTTTTCATCTGCCTCTATGATAGCTGCTGATAGACCGTATGCTGGATTTCGCATTGCAAAACCAATTGCAGCACTAATGCCAGCTTTTGCAATAGCAGTTTGAATTCTGGTTGCAAGTTTATCCGCATTTTCTCGGTTGGTTTCAATACTGAGTACAGCAAACTCATCACCACCTAGACGAGCGACAATATCATTATTGCGTACAGTGTTTTTGAGGGTTAAAGCCATTTTTTGAATGAGCTCATCACCTGCAGCATGTCCTAAAGTATCATTGGTGATTTTGAGGTCATTAAGATCAATCATGAGAATAGCAACAGGGTGACCATATCGCTTACAGCGCTTTTCTTCTAATTCAATTAACTGGTCCCAAGCACGACGGTTAAAAAGGCCAGTCATGGGATCGGACAATGCCTCCATTTCAAACCGTTCAGCTTTACGTATGTACTCAGCGGCTTTTAATTCAGCTTGAATATTATAGCTAAGCACTTGTGCTAGCAGCTCAAATAATGGAGCTTCCTCGACCAGAGTTTTAGATTGAGGTTCAGGATCGATTGCACAGAGAGTGCCAAAAAGGGACCCATCTTCTTTATACAGAGGTTGGCCGATATAGGCTTTAATTGGGACTAAGTGATTTATAGGTGCGTCTACGTAAACTTGAATATCAGGTGAATAGGGGGCAATGCGGGGCGCATTATTTTGTACCATGTGTGAGCAGAAAGAATCTGCCCATCGAAATACTTGTCCTGGCTTAACGTTATAGCCATTATCTTCACTTAGTAACACGATCCAGTCATCACCTTCGGTACGGGTAATCATCCATAACTTAAATCCAAATCGTTGAGATAAGAATTTTAAAATGGCTTGGCCAGCCTCTTCGAAATTCTTAAAGTTAATATTATTCATTAAGTTAGTCCGATGTTTGTACTAAGAGAGATGTGAAAAAAACAATTTTTAGACTACAGCGTCATATATTATAATTTTAAACTGATAGGAATATTACTTCATATAATAAAAAGACAACCCACCACTGGAGTGGGTTGTCCTAGAACAATAATCTTATTTTTTGTATTCAGTAATACTGATAGGTTTGTCTTTCATAAACTCTACAATACCTTCACCAGCTTTGAAGTGAATTGAAACACCATCATTATTGGCTAAACGCATACCACTTCCTGAAATAGCTCGCTTAAGGTGATAAACCTTGCCAGAATTATCTGTCATTTCTGCAGTTTCAAAATTATCCGAAGATTTCAATTCAACTGTAAGATCCATTGGACCAGTAAAGTTAATTACCTGAGTTTCAGCCGGAGTATTGCTCACAACTTTTTCTTGCACCACTTCGTTTTTTGGATTTGAAGTACAGCCAGTAATCGCCAATCCTAACAATGCTGCACCTAACAAATATTTCATTGATACTTACCTTTCTATTTCTGAATCATAGGTATCTTTATACTAATTGTTATAATGTAACATTTAAAGACAAGGTTACACTTACCTTACATAAAGAAAAACCCGCGGATAGCGGGTTAGTGGTGCTTTACTTTGTTATTACAGACCCGGTCATGAGAGGTCTTAAGTCCAATATAAAGATTTAATATTTCAGAAGTAAGAAAGCTTTAGCACTGAATAGCATCTTTCTCTTTGTAGTGATCCAAAACCAAATCCATATCAGCCAAAAGTGCAGCTTCAGAGTATTCACCTGGTGAGAGCTTCAACAAGTTAGGCATATAGTTCTTTTCATACTCACGCGGGTAGTCTCTGCATAAGATCTTTACCCGCACATCTTGAGTGGTGAACTCTGAATCTAACTTTTCTAGGTATTTGCTAAGAATATTATCTGAGTTCTCAAGAGCTGTTGTGGTTGTGATTAGATCTATATCTTCATTAAGTTGCTTCTGGCAGCCAACAAAAGCCAAAGATAAGAGTAGGGTAGTAAGTGTGATGTATTTCATAGTTTGATTTTATTGTTATTGGACTTTGAATTATATAGAGAATTTTATAAAAGAAAACCCACCGTTGGGGTGGGTTTATTAAGAGATATTTGACCTAAGTCAAACTACAACTCCAAGTTTTGATAAGACCTGAGGCCAGTTACCACAATCTAGTGAGAACTTTTCACATATATTCGGAACTTTAAGGTTTCCTTTATGAGATTTCGTATCCCAGTTGAACACAGGGGCTTTTTGCTCACATGTTAAAACACAAGCACCAGAGCCAAGATGGTGACTAAGACTAATAACATCCAAGTCAGCGTAATTATCTTTCTTAACATGATGGGAGTCAGAAGAGGCGGGAAACCTTAATAATTGTTTTTTAAGCTCCAGAGTAGAAGCTCCATGCTCATCTGATGTAATTTTTCGAACCGAAAACCTGTCTAAGAAATTCTGAAAAATATCCTCATCATAATTATAATCAGAAATTTTTTGCTCTATTTCACTTAAGATAGAGTCACATATAAAGAATTTGACTGTATTAGCAAGTTTAAAGGAATGCAAAGCTCCCCATAATTGAGGAAAGACATCTTCAGGATATGTTCTATAGCAAAAATCCAATACAGCATTTGTATCTAAACTAATTTTCATCATTATTAGAATACCTTTTGCTGTAATTCTTTAAACGCAGAAGGCTTAGATTTCTTGTGAAAACCAAGAATGTCTTTTGCAATATTTGATGATATTTGATCTTGCCACATTGCACTCATTACTTTCTCAACAAAACTATGCCCAAAATACTTGAGAACCATATTTTCTTTTTTTGAACCGAACCCGCCGCCTTCTTTTGGTTTGATATAGTCAAGGTATTCATTTAGCTGATTTTGATTAATCAATCCTAATATTTTAAGCTGAATCGCAATTGCCGCTTTGCTCGCTTTCGTCTTTTTGCGAATAAGTAAAATATTATCTTCAAGGTTTAAGGCTTTATTAAAAGACTCATTGACAATTTGTGGAGGGGCAACAACATAGCCAGCCACACGATCGCAGTATTTTTCTAATTTACTATTAGACTCTAACAAGTGCCCATCAAAAACACTTTCACCCAAGCCTAAATGCACGATCTCATGAATTAATGTGAATAATTTTCTTGAAGGGGACTGGCCTGAGCTAAAAATAGCAATAACTGGAGCTGCACTAAAATATAGACACATACCATCAGAGCCAAACTTCTCTCGCCCTCGATCAATCACAATAACATCCTTGAGCTCTACAATATCTCTCCAGGCATTAAAATAATCATCAGAGTTTTTTGTTTTTTTGTTGTGACTATAAAAGCCAAAATATTCAATGATTAGTTTTGCATCTAGCTCTGGATTCTCACCCGTAAGTTGAAGATTAAATGGTTGAACTTCCTCATCTAATGATTCAATAACAGATATATAATTATCCCTTACCAAACAAAATTCTTGAACTAAAGCATTTTCTTTATATTTATCTTCAGAAATATTAACTTGGTTTCTAAATTCAATTAATTCAGGATTATTCCGCTCATAAAAAAAATCATGGGTAGTTAAGTAAACGGTTGGTACATACAATGCTTTTGCAATATTTTCTAACTGACTAAGCTTAAAAACATTATTTTCTTCCAAGGCTTTAGTAATCTTATTATTGGATATCCCTGTTAAATAGGCGAGCTCATCCGCTGACAAGCTCATGTCAGTCATATAGCGCTGAAGTGCTATGTGTGAATGCTCAACCAATTGAATAGCCATTAATTCATAAAGCTCCAAATTACATAACTTAATTGTACTAGATTTAGTAAAGAAGAATAGTGTCGATAAAGTTAAATTTTAAGAGTCGCATATAGCGGTTTTTTTATTTATCCAGCCAACAAAAATTGATTTAGGGTTTATAGCGCAGAATACTTCTCTAAAAACTCATCTATCCATCCTTGTGCCACTTCAAGATTGGTTATGTCATTCAGCTTTAAATTCGTCTCTTCTGCTTCGTTAAAGCCTTCAATAATAGCTTCAAAGATATTTGCCTCACTAATGACCTCACGTGCTATTTCAGCAGCGTCATAGCTTTGCTTGGCCTTCTTAAGCGAAGCTATTTGCTTATCAATCCCTTCACCGATTTTGCCTAATGCCAACTTAAACTCTTGACGATTAATTGTTAGCGCAGTTTTGGATTTATTAAGTGTTGCGATCATTATGGTTTCCTCTTCAAGAGTTTTTTATTTATGGGGTATTTTTGCTACAAGCCGCATATAGCGGCTTTTATTATTTTCTAAATTCCCTGTGATGCTGAACAACTACACCAATAATTGAAATAGGATGCTTTTGCGAGTTATGAATAGGGAAATCTGGATTTAGCGGAACCAATTCAAATACTTCACGGCCATGCTCATCAAAACCCACAACCCTGTATTTCTTGAAAGTAACTTCATAATCACCATTTTGAGCTACCACATAATCACCAGGCTGAGGAACGATTGACGCATCAATCACAATATCATCACCTGGTTGAAAGTCTGGGTACATACTCATACCTTCGACCGTCACACTAAAAATAGTGCTTGGGTCTTTATTCTCATATGTGGTGAGGGTATATCCCTTTGGCTCACCGCCATCATAGGCGACTTCTCGCCACAATCCTGCTTGAACAAAATCCAACACTGGAATCCTTGTAAGTTTTTTTCCGTTAAATCTGACGTTATTAAAGCCTTTGTCATCTTCTTCTTTCGTAGGGCCGCCAAGATTTTTAAGACCCTCACCATCTAAAATCCATTCAGGTGATGTTTTTAGGGCTTTTGCAAGAGAAGTAATGCTCTTACCACTCGGGGTATTCACACCCGAGATCCATTTAGAGACCGTGCCTTTACTAAGGCCTGTAGCCTCAATCAGATCAACCTGCTGAAGGTTAAGTTCCTTCATTCTCATCAAGATACGCTCAGAAACGCTGCTCATTGCAAAAATACCCATAACTATTGTTTCCGATGGTAAACAACCTTATTGACCTAAAAAGAAACTTATGGTTTACTTAGGGAAACTTTTAGTTTATTAAGGTAAACAATATGACCGTAGATGACGTAAAGGATCATTACGGAGCTGAGAGTGATGCTGATTTAGCACGAATTCTAAAAAAGACTCGTGGAGCAATTAGTAAATGGCGCTCTTATGGAATCCCAGCATCAACCCAAGCAATTCTCCAGATCCAAACTAAAGGCAAGTTAAAGGCAAATTTGGAAGCCTTAACCGCTTAAACCAATTATCAACAACTTAGCGTTTTTAATAAACGTGAAAGTAAACAAGGTGTTCACATGGATATATCGAAAGAGACCAAAACCGCTTTGCACAAGATGGTGCATCATTCGAACGGCATCACTCCAAAAGAGTTAGCTGATGTTGTTGGCGTATCTCATAACACGATTTTGAACTATGCCAATCCAAATATGGAAAACCATCTGCCGAGTCTAAAAGCATTTGAAGCAATGCTGACTTATACGCAAAACCCAGCTTCTTTAAAAGTATGGGCGCACAAATTAGGTTTTGTATTGGTTCCAGTAGATCAAGCTCAAGGCAAGGATCATGAACTAGGTGTTCTTGAGTCACTGCTTGGTATGAATGTTGGAAATGGCGCAGCAAATAAGCAGGTTTTGTCTGCTCTAGAAGATGGTGTGGTGACACCTGCTGAAATGGATGAGACAGATCGCATCCTGGAAGGAATCGAACACAAAATTCAATCTTTGCGTAAAGCCATGAAAGGCGAATGTGCAAAGTATTTATCAGCTCTACAACGAGAAAAAGCCTGAGTTCTGACCTCAGGCTTTTTCGGTGTTCAAATCATCGGAGACTTAAACTATGAACATGTTAACACAAGGAAATTTTAACACAAACGAAGTAACAATGTCATCACTTGAGATTGTTGACTTTATTAACGAATACCGCGCTAAAAACGAAAGCAACCCAGTGCAACTTCGTCATGCTGATTTTATGGCGAAAGCTCCAAAGGTTTTAGGTGATAAGGGTCTACGAAATTTTTCGGATACCTATATCCACCATCAAAACGGTCAAACATACCCGTGTTTTAAATTCCCAAAACGCGAAGCTTGTCTAATGGCCATGTCGTATAGCTACGAATTACAGGCTCAAGTTTTTGACCGCATGACTGCGATGGAAGAGGCACTTAAGGTGCAAAACCAGCCATCCTACATGATTGAAGATCCAATTAAGCGTGCCGAGAAATGGATCGAAGAAGCAAAGCAAAAACAGGTGGCAATCCACCAACTAGAGCTTCAAGCCCCAAAAGTCGCTTTTGTAGACAAGTACGTCGAAAGCACTGGCAATAAAACATTCAGAGAAGTCGCAAAACTGCTTCAAATCAAAGAACCGGCATTTCGTGCATTCCTTCAATCCCAAAAGATCATGTACAAGCTCAATGGTGCATGGATGGTGTATTCACAACATGTGGATGCAAAACGCTTTCATGTGAAAACAGGTGTGAGTTACTCAGGCCATGCATTCAATCAAGTGTTATTCACACCAAAAGGTGTTGAGTGGATCGCGGGTGAATTAGCCAAGTTCAATTTGCGGGGTGCGGCATGAATGGACTTTTAGCTTTTGTTGGCCTTGCGCTCCAAGATCTCTTCCTTAACCCGCTGGAGTGCCTCAACCACCGCATCAATGTGAGCTACATCAATATTGATATACGTGTCGGAATAATCGCCCTCGCGCGCATCGTAATGACCATCCTCTTCGCTAATCACTGCAAAGCTCCCATCTTGAGCAGCATATACATCAATAGCATTTTGCTTGCGAATCAAAGTCATTTTTTTATCTCATTCAGTAATTTAATGAGCCAATTTAATAGATGTAATTCTAAATTTCAATTAGGCGGGGGTGTGTAATGTACTACTACTCAAAGCACATTGGTGACTACCGTTCAGCCACAGCGCATTTAGACCTGTTGCACCACGGTGTTTATCAATACCTCATGGAAACTTGCTACATGAATGAGCAGCCTTTGCCGATTGAAGTGGCAAAAGTATGTCGTTTATGTGGTGCGCGTACCCAGGAAGAAAAAGAAGCCGTTCAGAATATTTTGGATGAATTTTTCACCTTAACTGAAAAAGGGTGGGTGAATAGTCGTGTTGAAAAAGAGATTAATGCGTACCACGCCAACTCAGATAAAAATCGCGCCAATGGTGCCAAAGGTGGCCGACCTCGTAAGAATAAAACCCAAAATAACCCAGTGGGTTTTGATTTGGTTTCATCTGGGTTGGAAAATGACGCAAATTCAAAACCCAATCAAAAGGCAACCATAAACCATAAACCATTAACCAATAACCATGAACCAATAACCAGTAACCAATATATATATACGTTCGACCTGGATTATGTGAATGCGAATTTATTGAAGTCTGGACGTAGACCAGTTGACCAGAAATACATTGATCAACTGCAACCACAATTCGAGTTGTACTACGCAAACCAACCCATGGTTGATAACAAAGCGCTAGTGAAATTTGTTCAATGGATTATGCGCAATCAGGATCAACCTCAAAAACAACAATCCATCACCAAAACCACAGCCCAGATTCTCGCTGAACAACGTATGCAGTTAGACCAACAGCAGGGACAGGTGATTGATGTTGGTGAACCAAAAAAGCCATTACTGATTGAGGAGGTGGGTCGTGCATAACGGGATCGCCTTAGACAAGGCACGCGAATACTACGACATCATGCAAGTGATGTATGGACACAAGTTCATTAGCCAGTTTAACGGCATGACTGACCTGAATCGCATTCTGAACATTATCAACGGTGCTTTGGCAATGTTGAGTGATGAGCAATTTCAAAAGGGCATGGCTCAACTGAATGCAAAAGCTGGATCAGGTGATTTCTGCCCAACACTTTCTGATTTTAAAACTTGGTGTATGGCTGGCAGCTGGTGGACGGCAACAGAGGCTTGGCAGCGTGCTTGTGATTATTCAAATCAATCTGAGCTTGAGTTACTGGAAGGCAAATTGAAAGTTACTACCCTGACCAAAAAGGCATGGGACTCGGTTTACTGGCTGGTTGAGCAGGGAAGCATGAAGGAGGCTTTCAAACAGTTCAAATCGATCTATGAAACCTATCTGGCAAAAGCTCAGATGCAAGGTCGTCAGCAAGAGTGGTATGTGCCACCGAAGATGATTGGTACATCCAAGGCAGCACCTAAACTTAAATCATGGCTACCTGAGCCGACACCAGAGGAAAAATCTTGGGTGGAAAGCAAGGTTAAGGAATTTCAAGAAGCGGGTATGTCTTTGCCGATGGCGATGATGAATGCGATGAAGTTGAAGTATGAGCAAAGCGCAGGGGGTGGGGTGTGAATACAACAATTGAAGAATTTTTGAAAAATGTTGGCGAGATTAAGCAAATTGATTCTGATGATCAGTCAAAAATCCATAGGAAAGTTAGCTTTGAAGATCAGATAAGTTTGATGCTTTTTGCTTGTTATGCCACTACGCCATTTTCAGTGAAGGACGTGCAAGAAGCTGTTTTTGATTTTCATAGAACCACTATTTACAGCCTGCTTCAGGAGCATGTCAAAGGTGGTTATTTGGAGCGTGTATCAGAGAGTCATTATCGTGCAACTCAATATGCCAAAGACATTATGAATGTAAAGGGTGAAATTGCCGTATGAAGGATCTAAACAAAACATTGATGTTTATTTTCATGGCAATTGGCGCCGTCGTTTTGAGGATGTGGTGTGAATGACCAGCTACTCAATCGCTGAATACAAAAAGATGGTGAAAGCCACCAGACCGAAAGGGCGCTCCAAGCGTCCTAAGGTGAAAGGCGAAAAAGTACCGAATGAGTTTGAAGCGAAACTGGCCAGAGAACTCAAAACTTTAAAAATTGAGTTTGAGCAGGAATTTGAGTTTCACCCAAAGCGGAAATGGAGAGCTGATTTCCACCTGGTAGGAAAAAAGATACTGGTTGAAGTGGAAGGTGGGATCTGGAGTGGAGGAAGGCATACCAGAGGCAAGGGGTATATCGGGGACATGGAAAAATATAACGCAGCAACCATGATGGGTTTTCAAGTAATACGGTTTAGTACGGATCAAGTGAAGTCAGGTTTAGCGATACAGCAAATTGAGAAGATGGTAGGGCTATGAAGGTCAAAATTTGGGATAAAGAAATCAAAGGAAAGTTGTATGCCGTTGGTGATATTCATGGCTGCTACAACTTGCTCATGAACCGCCTTAAAGAAATTGGCTTCGACTTTGAAAATGATTTACTGGTGGCGGTTGGTGATCTGGTGGATCGTGGGACCCAGAATGAAGAATGTGTAAGTCTTATTGATGAACCTTGGTTTACATCTGTAAAGGGTAATCATGAAGATTTGGTCATCATGGGTGATGTTAATCGCTCTTACTTCAATTGCCATATTCAAAATGGTGGTGAGTGGTTTTATGACCTGGATTATCAGGTGCAGCGCGAAATCATTAAAAAATTAAAAACACTGCCGATTGCATTAGAGATTAGCCACAAGGGTAAAAAGTTCGGTTTTGTCCATGGTCATATTGAGCAGAATGACTGGGATGAGTTTAAGGATGAGCTTAATAATTTTGATAAAGCTCAACACATTATTGATCACAAGCGCTTCCCAACAGAATTAGCCATGTGGGGCCGTGATCGACTGGACGAAGATAAAAATCAATACACCTATGTTTCAGGAGTTGATGCGGTGATTCTGGGCCATACAGTCACCCAAAAACCATGCAAGCGCGATAACTGCTACTGGATTGATACTGGTGCAGTGCATTGGGGAACAATGACAATTTTAGATTTAAGCAAGATTTAAGAGGGAATAGGGATGAATGCGATGGTAGCTGAAAAGATGACAAATATTGAATGGTTGGGGCAGCAGTTAAGAGCCAAAACAGCAAATTATGAAGCAGATACACCACCAACAAATGAAATCCCTGTCAATTGGGAAGATCGTTGTGGCGCAATTGCTTTAATGCCAAATGATGAAACCAAGGCTTATGCGTCAATTTTGGTATGGGGTGACTATCGAGACAATACGGATAATTATTCCGTGGTCACAAAATACATCTCAGATTACTTATGGCGTATGGTGCAAGAGGAAATGGATAAGCAGCGTGAAAGTTTTGATATGCCGCAATTCTGCAAACACATTGCACGCATGGAACTGTTTTATTCATTGCGTCCAAAGTTGCGTGAATACCATACATTGAAAGGCCGCTTAGTATTTTCAGGAATTGATTATATTGAACCAAATACTTATTCAAAACGCTATGCATGGCTAGGTAATGCAGTTGAACTTTTGCTCAAAGAGTTGAATGATGAGGTAGAGCATTATGCAGGCCAGTACCGGAAAAATTTAAGAAAATTGAGTGTTTGACATCCTATATGGATGTAAGGTATTCTTTTTCTATACTGGTCGTATTACGGTTCAACCGAGACCAAGTATTATCTGATAAAATGTTGACTGCTAGGAAAGACTAGTAAAGGCTCATCGAAAGGTGGGCTTTTTTGACATTATTTATTCATAAAATTAAGTGATAATGCCTTTTTGTTTTTGAGCTCTAATTGAAATGGCGATTTTAACTGTTAAAAAACTAGAAGATACTCTCTGTAAATTAGTGGCTGAAGGCGAAAAGCCTGAAAAGATTTTATTAGGCTATAAAGCGTATGGCGAGCTAATGAATGATCGTAGCTTTTTTGAGGAAGTGGCTGGCTCGGCAATGGATCCAAACAAACGAAAATATAAAAATATTAAAATTAAGGTCACTCAAGACGAATACCAGTTTAACGTGAAATGTCAAAAATAGGTTTAAGCATCAAGGAAAGCTCGCCAAATGGTGGGCTTTTTTATGGCTGTTATTTGAAGTAGTATTTCATGAATAATAAATTAGGTTAATGTGATATGGATCATTCAACTAACGCGAATGTGTTTTCAGCATCCCCTCCAAGGTTTACTATTCAAAAATTTGTTGGTGAGCTTAAGGTTATTGATAGCGGGGTACTGCATTGTGAGTCATCTAAGCCTATTAGGTTTTTAATTGATGACTTTGAGTTGGTTTTTAACTTTATAAATAATGATGCTATTTCAACACAAAAGATCGAAACTAAGGCTGAGAACAATCCTGGGTTAAAACTTAAATTAACTCTGATGAATTTTAACAATCCTTTGGGGAGTGGACTGTTAGATCCAGTGCAAGTGGTTTTTTATAAGGGGCGCGAAATATATGTTTCTTTTTTCACTATTGTTGTGGAAGGGAATAGACAGTTTAATTATTCAATTCTAAGTAATTAATGGTGTTAACGTGAGTGAAGATAAAATCACATTTCGGTCACCTCTACCTAACACTGAAAGTGGGGTTGATGAAAAAAGCACATCTATCAATCCAAATCATATTGCAGATGCGAAAATTGTAGGAAGAATTACAAAAGAAATTGGCACTGGAGATGATGCTAAACACTCTATTATTTGGACCACTATTAGATGGTGTTTTATTATTGCTTCAGCAATAACTATTATTATTTTTCTATTTCTCTGGGTAGCATTTTCTAGCAACAATGCTGATGAAATTAATGAGTTAAGAAGATTTATACCTACAGTGTGGTCAATATTTACACCCATTATCACTCTGGCACTTGGTTACGCATTTGGTAAAGACTATAAGTAATTTTAAATTTCAAAAGAAGTTCATCGAAAGGTGGGCTTTTTTAATGCTTAGAATTTATGACCTAAAACGAAAATTAACCAAAATTAGACAATGAATAATAATTTCTTAATATTCTCTATACTTTCTGATCAAAGCCTTAGTGCTATATTGTTTTTGCGATAAGAAGAAGATGCAATACGAAGAAAGTGACTACAGCACTGGCCCACTTATTTGACGAGTAAGTGGGCTTTTTATTGCCTGTAAAAAGGCGACCCAAGCCTACTGGAGTGCTGACCAGTGGAACATGCCTTCGAGTAAACTTCCTTCGGGAATCTAGACTAGGGAGTAGCGTCCCGACCTAAAGAGGATTGAAAGCAAGTAAAGCAGACCGTGCATGTTAGGTGTGTGTGATTGTGAGTAGCGTTTGGCCCTGCGAAAAGGGCTTTTTAATGCCCTGAGAAATACTAGTGTAATCATACCAAATTAAAATGCTTGATTAACCAGGAATGAATCTTGCTTAGTTCGACAAAGTTAATGACATTATTTCAGTAATGAATATTATAAATTTATGTTTTATAAGTGAAAATAACTGACATTTCTTGCGACATGATTGCTTGATTGTCCAGGAGTAAAATCATGCTTAGATTACTGATGTGTTTATTCGGCCTACACGGTGCGACTGAGATCGATTACACGATTGATGATGAAGAAATCAAAGTGTGTCGGGATTGTTTGAAAGAAGTTGAATAACAATCACTCAAGCAAAGAGCTGTTTCATAAAGCTGTAATATTTAAGCAATATAGTTGCTCTGCAAAAGAAGAAAGACGTTGTGACGCAAGTCAAGCCCGTTTAATTGGAGAGAGTTAAACGGGTTTTTTATTGAAATATATTGCTATTTTCCTTTTGTCGAACGTATTACGACTCAAACCCCGTCATTAATTTGTCGGGGTTTTTCTTTTCTTATTGGTGGTGAATATGCGATTAGGTCGAATGAGTTTGGGAATGGCTTTGGCATCCATGGGGATGATTTGAAGTGGTGTTGTGTAGAATAGATATTTCAAATTTCAAAAAGCCCATCAGGTAGATAGGCTTTTCTTACTAATCAAAAGATTGAGCGATGATTTACTTTTTATCTGTATTTTCTTTTTGATCATCTTGCTCTTTAGTGGAGGTTGTATCATTTTGATTGGGTTTATCTTGTGTAGGCTTCTGTGTATGGTTTTCTGATTTAGGCTTGTTTTCAGTAGCATTATTTGAAAATTGATTGAAAGAAGCTTTTTGAGCGGTATTTGTATTAACTAACATAGTTTTCTCAATTTTTGTTGCCGAAGATTCGACCTATTCAGAGTGACATACTAGTAGCACTTACAATGGGATGATTTGGAGGGGTAAGTGTAGATATATGTAGGATTTAAATGTTTATATCTTATTTATATTTCAAAGGTTTTTATAATAAACCGGTCGCCAGATTGATCTGTATCACTATTTAAATAGTCAAGGTATTTAATTTATATCTTCTCGATACATTGCTGATACAAGGGGTGTATATGGATGAAAAAGAATATTTCTGGAAAACCAAGAAGCGTCCAATCAAAACCAAACCCCGCAATAAGCCACTACCGAAAGCCAAAGAAAAATACTTAGAAGCAGAAGAAACCCTATTTCAAGAATTAGAAGAACATGCCATTGGTTATCGTCGAAAGTTTCAATTTGAATCAACCAAAAATTGGCGGTTTGATTTTTATATTGTGAAGCTGAACCTTCTTATAGAAATTGTGGGCAGTCCATGGGCGGTTGGTCGTGGTGGGAAAAAGATAGCGAATTCATTTAATAAGTATGATCTTGCTGAAGATCAAGGTTATACATTTGTGCGCCTTGAACCTCATCAGATTGAATCGGGTTATGCAATTAACTGGATTCGAAGTCAGTTAGAGAGATTAGAAGATGGAACAGTTCAGACCATTCCCGCCGCCGGATCTGATTGATCAGGCCGAGGAAGAAGAAGCCATACGTTTGGCACCGGCATCAGAGCTTAAAGAATGGGTCATGAATAACTGGTTAACTTTAGGCGGTGAACTGCATAACCCGGATCATGATCATATTGCTGAGTTGCTTCACGACAATGAAGAGTTCCTTGCATTCGCCTGGGCTTCATCTGCCGCCGTAGCGAAAAAACGTATGGTGCTGGGTCAATGTGAAAAAGTGATGTTTAACGTGGGCGGCTGGAAGAAAGCACGCCAAGAACAACAGATGCGAGACTGGTTCGGCTTTGTGCCTCAATACCTGATTACGGTTGATGCAGCATTCTGTGAACAGGCTTCAGATAGAGAGTTCTGTCGACTGATTGAGCATGAGCTGTATCACATTGGGGTTGAGCGCGATGAAGACGGTGAAATCATTTATAGCGATATGACCGGTCTGCCTAAGCATTACCTGGCTAGCCATGACGTTGAAGTGTTCTTTGGTGAGACTAAACGGTGGGGTGCTGATGAGTCTGTTAAAAGACTTCTAGAAATTGCCAAGAATGCGCCGTTTGTATCTGAAACGAATATTGCAGCATGTTGTGGGAACTGTGTGATTAATTAAAATGGGATCAGATTTTAGCTTTACTTTATTTCATTTTTTTGTAGATTTGATCTAAAGGAGGGCGCGTATGGCTACATATAAACAAATTCAAGAATTCCTTACTGAAAAACATGGGCGTACTTTTAAAAGTTGCTGGATAGCAGATATTAAAAATCAGCATGGTTTAACTAAAAGGCAAGCACCTAATAGGTATGATCCAGATAACCGTGTTCATCCTTGTCCTGAAGAACATAAGGGTAAGGTTGAAGAAGCATTGAGGCATTTTGAAATGATTTAAAAAAGCTCCCCGATTAAAGGGGATTTTTTTTGCCTACTTTGCATGACGTAGCATGACAAAAGGGGGATTTATGGCAGCACTTAAAGAGCCTGTAAAAATATTTATCGTTCAAGCTCTTGCATGCCGTGATACCCCTCAAGAAGTTGCGGAGTTGGTCAAGCAAGAGTTCAATATTGAAATTGATCGCCGTCAGTGTGAAAACTATGACCCGACTAAATATGCAGGTCGCAATCTCGGGAAAAAACTTGCAGATCTATTCAACCAGACTCGTAAGAAATTTGATGAAGGTTTGATAGATATTCCAATTGCTAGTAAGTATTACCGGCTTAAGCAATATCAGAAGCAACTTGAAAAAACCAAGAATGCAAAATTAGCACTCAAGATTCTTGAACAGGCTGCTAAAGATGTAGGTGGTCAATTCACTAACCGACAAGAGATTACCGGTAAGGACGGCGAAGCATTACAAACAACAGTTGTGCACGCTACCCAAGACCAAGTTGAAGCTGCAGTAAAGAAGGCCCAAGAGGAATACTAAATGGATCTGCAAACACAGGTTGAAAAGAAGCTGTGTGAAGATGAGCATTTATATTTCACCCGGCGATTCTTTAAACCCCGTATGGGTTTTAAATTTACTGTGAACTGGCACCATGTTTATATCTCTTGGATCATTGATCAGGTGATAGCTGGTGAGATTGCGAACGTAGTTATCAATGTTCCACCAGGGGCCGGAAAAACTGAACTGACCACCAACCTAATTCCACGTGGCTTAGCCTTAAATGCCCGGTCACGGTTTTTGTATTTGTCCTTTTCCCAATCACTGGTAGAAGGTGTTTCAGATACTGCGCGTGACATTGTGAAGTCGAAAGACTATCGCCAAATGTGGGATTTGACAGTATCCAACAGTACTGATTCAAAGAAAGAATGGAAAATCACGGTTGAGGACTATGACGTTGGTCATGTGTATGTTGCCTCTATGGGTGGACAGGTCACTGGACGACGGGCAGGAACACTCGCAGATGATGGATTTACTGGCTGTATCATCATTGATGATCCGTTAAAGCCCGAAGATGCTTTCAGTAAGATCAAGCGGGATGCAGCGAATCGGAAGCTACTGAACACGGTGAACTCCCGTAAAGCTAAGTCTGATACACCGATCATCATGATCATGCAGCGTCTTCACACTGAGGATCCAACTAACTTTGTCATGACGGGAAATCTACCAGGTGAATGGAGCCAAGTATCTATTCCGGCACTGATTGATGATAAGTACATTGCAGCCTTGCCAGACCACATACAAAAGTTGGTACCGCGAGATGCTGAGCGTGATGAGCAAGGTCGCCAAAGCTACTGGCCCAAGAAAGAATCACTTCAATCTCTACTACAGCTCGAAAAGGGTGGTAAGGACAAAGAAGGTGCCACGGTATCCCGTTATACATTCTCAAGTCAGTACATGCAGCAGCCTAAGAAACTTGGTGGTGATCTAATCAAGTCTGAATGGTTTGGATTCTATAAAGAGCATCCGGAGCTTCAGTGGCGCGCCATCCTTGTTGATACGGCGCAGAAAACCAAAGAGCACAATGACTATTCTGTATTTCTTCTTGTGGGCATGGGTATAGATGGAAAGCTGTACTTGCTTGATCTTTTACGTGGCAAATGGGAAGCACCGGAGCTAAACCGTCAGGCGAAAGCCTTTCTGGATAAGCATAAAGAATACACCTGGCACACCAAGCCTATTCGCTACATGAAAGTAGAGGATAAAGCGTCAGGTACTCAATTGATCCAAACACTAGGTACTTACTCCGGTGTCGCCGTCATTCCAGTACAGCGTAATACAGATAAGCTATCCCGGTTTATGGATGTACAGGTTCATCTTGAAGCGAACTATAAGGATAAGCCTGAAGATCGTTTTGTGATGGTACCTAAAGATGCTCACTGGGTAGGCGAGTTCTTTGAAGAGTGTGAAGCGTTTAATGCGGCATTTACCCATGATCATGATGACCAAGTGGATACGCTCATTGATGCAATTGAAGACGCAGTAATTGCGATTAATTACAGCCCACCAGCGGCTTAAGGTTTTATTTATGGCTAAGAAAAGTAAAAAGTCTGAAAATAGCAAGCCCGAATCTGGTGCACTCTATTCTCATGAGGCAGAGCAGGCCTTAATCAGTTATCTGACCAAGATGCCAGACGGCGATGAAGTGCTGCGAAAAGCTGGCGTTACCCGCCCACGTTTAAAAGTCATGATGTATGACGATGAGATTTATCAGGCCATTGAAAAACGCCAGGATAAACTTGAGAGTGCATCATGGCGTGTAGAGCCGATGGATCGACCAGAGTCAAAAATCATTATGGAGCATTTGCGGGAGTGGTGGTCTGAGATTCTACTGGGTGCGCAGAATGCTCGCTGGTACGGATATTCTGTATTAGAGGCAATCTATACCAAGCCTGAGGAACCGAGCCTACATATTGACGGCGATACTATTACGCCGTTTATTGGTTTTAAATGGATTGGTGAAAAGCCAATGCAGTGGTATGAGCCTAAAAATGATGGTCGCTTGATGTTGTTGGCTAACTACAACACGACTCGACAGGATCAAGAAGTAGATCAGCGTTTTAAGCACTTTTTGACACGTTGTAAATCAACGTATGAAAATCCATTGGGTGAGGCTCTTTTAAGTCGACTGTATTGGGTCTGGTTCTTCAAAACATCTGGCTTTAAGTTCTGGGCCAAGTTTGTAGAAAAGTTTGGTTTGCCAATGCTGGTAGGTAAAACTGCTGGGAAAACCACAGATATGCGTGATGCACTACTTAGAGCACATGCCAGTTCGGTTATTGCCTTAAGTGGCACAGATTCGGTTGAAATCCAAACGGCAAATACTAATGGTAATGCATCCCAGACATTTGAAGTCTTTGATAAGAACCTTGAACGCCGTATTCAGAAAGTCATCCTTGGCCAGACTCTTACATCTGGTACCGATGGCTCTGGATCTCGTGCCTTGGGTGATGTTCATCTTGAGGTTCAAAACTCAAAGTACAAAGCCGATGTGCGAATGATCATGCCGACGATTCAAGCCATTATTAATGCACTATGCGATATCAATGGCTGGGAACGTCACCGGGTCATCATTGGTGAAGAGAAGTCACTGGAAGAGCCTAAAGCGGATCGTGATGTGAAGCTTAAAAATGCTGGTGCAGTCTTAACACCACAATACTTTAAACGCGAGTATGGGCTTGAAGATGGCGATGTGATTGAACAGAACCAGATTGGCTTCAATCAATTCACAGCTTTACCCCGTCAGGCATTCAACTTTAAAGCATCTGTAAATAAGCTTTCACCTGAGCAACAGGAAGTTGAAGAATTGACTGACGGCCAGGATGAATTACAGCTACTGAAACCGGATCAGGTCAAGGAGTTGGTATTCAAGTCTGATAGCCCTGAAAGCTTGGCTTATAACTTGATGCAGTTAATACCTGGTGCAACTCAGACACAGTTTACGGCCAATCTGGATCAGGCTTTGTATGCTGCGGATGTATTGGGGTATGTGACGGCGCAAAATGGGAAGTAAGTTATGCAACCAGTCACATTCCTTGAGGCACTTCGGTTTGCTCACAGTAAAAAAATCGTGCTGCCTGATGAGTTTTATTCAATGGATCTAAAGACCCGGCAGATGGCAACTACGGTTAGTTTTCTATCGAGTCTTGAGCAAATTGAGACGGTCATTAAGGCAGTGAATAAATCCATTGCTGACGGCGGTACTTTTAAAGATTTTCAGAAGCTCATTGAAGAATCTGAAATCATTCTGCCAAAGCACTACCTGGACAATGTATTTCGTACCAACATCCAGAGTGCGTACGGTCATGGGCGGTGGCAACAACAGCAACGAAATAAGGCTAAGCGCTCGTACCTAATGTACTCAGCGATCAATGATAGTCGAGTGCGTCCTGCTCATTTAGCTTTGAATCGTATCGTACTGCCGATTGATCATCCATTCTGGCTAACACATTATCCTCCAACGGGTTTCCGTTGTAGATGCACGTGCGTAGCTTTAACAGAGAAGCAGGCATTGAAATACGGCATTACACCTGATGATCAGTTGCCTGAAATTGCCGAGGCTTTGGATTGGAGTTCTCACCCATTGCAGTTTGGTGAACTAGAATCGCTGGTGGATAAAAAGATCAGTGCTTCGAGTCTGGATAAGGAATATCTCCTCGAGCAGAAAGAAGTCATTAAGGCTGAATGGATGGCAAGTAAAAAGCTCACCAGTCTGTTTGCTCCGATGGATGATAAGACTCGGGACCTGTTTGATACGGTAGCCAATACGGTAATTCCACTTGATCCAAGTATTCGGCCAAGTGCGATCCGTACCTTTCTGGATTATGTGCAAGGAAATGATGCTGCAATAAGTAGCTACTTAAACTCCGCTACAAGCTCACTGGCTGATGATGTCCTTAAACGCTGGCTTAGTACCGATATGGCAGCAATTCAGGCTGTGGCAAGTAATACGGCTTCAACCGTAGTGGGTGCTGCGACACTTAATCAAGTAGCGGCTTATCAGGTGGGGCAGACAGTTCAATTGAATGCGCCGTTGCTGATGGCTGATACAGCTTCAGATATCGTGATTAAGATTGAAAATGCCAAAGGGCTGGGCATTGATCTGGATATGTTAAATGCTGGTAACGGCGTTCTCATGCCGATGGGGCTATCTTTTGAGGTGGTTTCGATTGAAGCGGTGGAAGGGCAGATGGTTTATACACTCAAGCCCTTGTTGAACTAATTTAAAAATGAATATTACCGCCTTCTGGGCGGTTTTTTTATGGAGCATGAAAAATGCCAGATCCAAATGAAGAACGGCTGAAGTATTTATTTAATGCCTCTGCGATTGAGGTACCCAAAGCCGAGGAAGGGCAGAAACGGAAATTTAAAGGCACTGCTTATGCTGGTGGTCGTGTAGATGGTCACTGGTATTGGGGACGCTCTGGCGTGGTCTTTGATCTTGATGGAATTGAGATTGATAAGCCGACAGCCTTACTTGAAGAACACTTCGGCTCAAGTCGAATTGGTGTCGTTCAAACCGTGGATACAAACGGAAAGATTGATGTATCAGGTGATTTCCTTACAAACGCCAAAGCACAGGAAATTGTCCAGGACTCTGATGATGGTTTCCCGTTCCAGATGTCGATGATGATTGATCCGGGATCGATTGAAGAAGTGTCTCAAGGCAAGACAGTCACTGTGAATGGTCAATCCTTTGAAGGCCCGATCACAATCTTCCGTCAAAACCGTATTCGTGAATTTACAATCTGCTCGACCGGTGCTGATCGCAACACATCAATCAAAGCCTTCTCGGGCAAAGCAAACCCAAACCCAACCAAAGAGGACACAGACGTGACCGAATTAGAAAAAGCACAACAGGCCAAAGAGCAAGCAGAACGTGAGCGTGATGATGCCCTGACTGAACTTAAGCAATTCAAAGCGCAAAAGCGTGCTGATGATATTGCTGCTTTAGAAACTGAACTGAAGACACAGTTTAGTGCGGAAGATAAAACCGCTTATACCAATATGGATGATTCAGTTTTTAGCTTTACTGCTAAGCAGCTTCGTCAATTCTCAGCAGGTACTACTCAGCAGCCACCAGCTGGACAACAGCAACAACAAACACCAGGTGTAAATCCGGCATTTGCTCACTTATTCACTCATCAGGCAAACCCAGGGCAAGGTGGTCAGTCAAATCACAATGACACTCACAAATTCACTTCTGGTGCACAAGCATTTGCAGAACAAAAGGGGAAATAATTCATGGCTATTCATTATGTACCGCCTATTTCGGTCACTTCAAAACGGCTGATCCTGGACAATGAAAAATTACGTCGTGCTAATGCCAAGGTGCCAACCGCCACAGCATTCAAGTATGGCGATCTATTAACGGTGTCAGATACCAATGTACTGGCTCATGCTGTAGATGAAAAAACATGGGATGTGATCTGTGGTCAGGATGTATCAGCTGCAGAAGCCACAATCAAGGCCGCTGATGGGATCGAAATCCCAGTGTATTACGGCGGCGTATTTAATGTCGAAGCTGTATCGGTAAATGGAACCTTGCTTACAACTGCTCAATATGACGCAGCACGTGCACAGGCAACTAAAAACAAAATCGAACTTTCTAAGGTGTAAAACAACATGCCACAGTCTTTTAATATTGAAGGTGCTCCACTTGAACTTCTTGATGTGGGCGAGCTTGCACTGATCCACTCAAATTACCGTCCAATGGATACCTGGCTTTTAGACAAGCTTTTCCCAAACCGCCCGTTATTTAACCGTGATGATGTACCTTTGGCTGAAGTGTCTGCCGAACATGATCTGGCGCCGCTGGTATCTCCGCAACAGCCTGGTAAGCCATTTGATACTACTCAATCTGGTGAAGTACGCCATGTTAAACCGGCTTACTACAAGCCAAAGAACCAAGTCACTCCGGCTGAAACTTTTGAAATTGCCTTGCTGGAACGTTTACGTACCGCAGGTATCATCTCTACTGGCAACCAGCGACTGTCTGAGCAAGAGCAAATGATCATTGCCCAGATCTTGGTAATGAAGCGCAACCACGATGCAATTGATAACTCTGTCATGATGATGGCGATTGATCTGCTGAAAAATGGTAAATACGCGCTTCACTCCGATGATTATGAATACAACCTGGTGGATTACCGTCGTGATGCATCTTTGACATTTACGCCCTTAACCAAGTGGAATGAAGCGGGTGCCAAGCCTGTAACGGATATCCGCACCATGCTTGAACGTCAATTGGCTGCTGATGGTGGTGAAGCTAAGCTGTCTGTTATGTCTGGCTTGGTTTGGGCAGCTCTCTGGAACAATGAAGAGTTTAAGAAAGAGTTCATCACGCCGTATGCCGGTATTTCTGTTCCAGTGAATCCAAGTTTTGGTGTTAAGGAATCAGCGACATTCAAGGGCACTTTTGATGGAATTGAATTCTGGGTATATGACGCAACCTACCGCAACAAGGGCAAGGTGAATCGTTTTATTCCTAAGGATTACTTCTCTTTGATCTCTGATACCAATGGTTCAGTTGCTCACTGTAAGATTAAAAACATGTTGGCCAACGGCGTTGCTCAGCAATACTTTGATCGTCAGTGGTACTGCGAAGATCCAAGCGGCATCATGCTGATGACTGAATCTGCTCCACTGGTTGTGCCGTCTAACAAGAACGGTGTCGTTGGTGGTACTGGCTTTATCACCCTATAAGGAGCAAGACATGCCAAAGTACACAGCAAAACAATCCATCGGGCATTTTATGCCAGGTGATGAAATCAAAGGGCTTGAAGCTAAACAACTTCAGGCCCTTTTAGCATCTGGGGCTATTGAAGAATATCAAGAGCCGGAAGAACCCGAGACAGACAATACCGCTACTCGTCTGGCTGAACTTGAAAAGGCCAATGCTGAACTAACAGCAGCAAATAAAACCTTAACCGAAGCCAATCAGACAGCAGCTGCTGACAAGGCAAAGGTAGATCAAGAAGTTACCGAGCTAAAAGCAAAAGTGGCTGAAATGGAAAAGGTGAAACCTGCTGCAAAACCTAAAGCAGACTCAAAACCTGCTGACGAAACCAAGTAGGTGATCTATGTATGCGACTAAAGCTGATTTAGTCGCTCGATTTGGTGAAAATGTACTTAACCTTGCACTCATGTTTCCTGCTGATGCTCCAGATCCATTAGAGACAGCATTGCAAGATGCTTGTGAGGAAGTGGATGGATATCTAGCAGTACGCTACCCATTACCCTTGCCAAATGTGCCTAATAATTTAAAGCGAATAGTGTGTGAAATTGCTCGCTATAAACTTTATTTCGAGGAGGCACCTGAAGCTACCGAGGTCCGTTACAGGATGGCGATAGATTTCTTAAAGGGTGTGCGTGATGGTAAAAACTCACTGGCAATTCTAGATACCAGTAACCAAATCAGCGACGACCAACCTAAAGGACGACCTTCAACGGCACCAGTCGGTACTTCATATACCGGTGGTGTATTTGGAGATTCTATCCTGGACCAGATGCCCAGCTTGAAGTGAGGTGCTTATGGCTTTTGCAATAACCATTCAGGCAGATAGTTCACCGATTGAAGCAGTGCTTAAGCAATTGGGTAGCTTTGACTCATTAAAGGCTCAGTTATTTGATGAGATTGGTGCTGGGTTGGTGAATAGTATTCAGCATCGGTTTTTAACCGGCACTGGTGTGGATGGTAACCCGTGGAAGATTTCATGGCGTGCACGCATGCAAGGTGGCGAAACGCTACGTGATACTGGCCGCCTAATGAATTCCTACACACACAATGTTCTTTCAAGCGGTGTGGAAGTGGGCACTGATGTTGCGTACGCACCACATCTGCATTACGGCGCAACAATCCTACCCAAGAATGGCCAATACATCACTTTTGCAGTGGGTGGCCAATATCGGAAAGTTAAGCAATCCATTATTCCACCTCGGACTCAACTCGGTCTTGATGCGGAAGATGAAGTTATGGTTTTGGATATTGTCGGGAGTTTTATAGATGAGCACCTTCTTCGCGGTACGTGATGAAATCGCAAATAAGCTGAAGGAAATTCCAGAATTCAAGCAGATCTACACGCCGTTGAATTCGGTTAAGGTCACCGAGATGTCACAAGTCACGCCGTCTGCGCATGTCAATTTTGTCCGCATAGACAAGAAAGCTAGTGCAGGTCGTGGAAGTATCAATCAGATCGGTCAGCAATGGGCAGTTACGGTTGCATGCCGCAATGCTCAATCTCAGATGACTGATGGACGTGCTGTAAGTGATGAAGCTGGGCTTTTGACTGAAAAAGTTATTCAACTTCTGTCAGGCTGGCAGCCTCAAGCATCACGTACGGCGCTGGAATTTATTTCAGTTCGAGATGGCTACAGTCCAGGCTTTACATACATCACTATTATTTTTGAATCACAGAAATTCATTTAGGAGCCAGTCATGGCAAAACAATACAAGGCAACTCAGCCTGTCGGTCGCTTTCAAAAGGGCGATGTGGTAGGTGGGCTAGATGATGCACAAATCCAAGATTTATTGCAGCGTGGAGTGATTGAGGAAGTCAAGCAATCACAAAAAGCTACAGTAACAACTAAAACAGAAAAAGAGGTGAAAGCAGATGTCAAAGCCTGATTTAATTTCATTACAGGGTGAATGGTTTGCAGCAAAATATGTTGAAGGTGTGGTAGGTGCATTGTACCCGATGGGCAATACGGCTGACGCTGCTATTGCAATTACTACTGAAAGTACAGACCATTACACATCGAAAGATGGTACACGTGCAAAAGATATGGTTCTGCGCAAAGCAACCGGCGTGACTGGATCCATGACTGCTGAAGAGGTAACTAAGCAGAATAAAAATATTGTGTTCAGTGGTAATACAAATACAGTTGCTGAGTCCACTATTACTGATACCACACTTGGCACTGTAACCGTGGGGCAAATGATTAATCTTGGAAAGCGCAACCTGAGCAGCGTTGTGTTCAAATCTGGTGAAGATACAGTCGGAGCATCAACGTATGTGCTCGATCCGGTATTTGGAACTGTGATTTTTAATCAGGCACCAGCAGGACCAGTTGTTTGGTCTGGAACGTCTGGACCTGTTGAACGTACTTCAATTGCAAACAACCTCGGTAATGAGTATGCCTTGTTATTTAAGGGCATTGACACAGTAACCGGGGATAAGCTAGCTGTTGAATTATGGCGTGTTCAATTTTCACCAGAAACTGAATTTGCGCTGATTAATGAGGATTTTGCTAGCTTTGACCTTGAATTTGAATGTCTTGCTGATTCAACCAAAGCGCAAGATGCGCAGTTAGGCCCATTTGGTGTGGTTGAGCGTTTTAAAATCGCAGCATAACCCCACGCAGGCACAAATAAATCCACGGCGCATTAGCGTCTTTTTTTGTGCCTGCCTTATAGTAATAAGTCTTAAAACATTTAAGATGAAACTTAATAAATAGTAAAAAATAAAGATTATGTAATCTTTTGTTATTCTAATTTTCATCTGATGGGGATATAAAAGATATTCTGTTCACGTTAAGAATAAAACTGCTATGACTAAAATAGAAATATTTGTCTCCATCCTAGCCGTAATAATTATTTCTACTTTTATTTATCTTGTATGTCAGTAAGTTAGTAAGCTAAGAACCGCCTTTGGGGCGGTTTTTTGATAAGTGGAAGTTTCACCTGGCTATATAGGGTCAATTTTAAAAAGACTTAAAATAGTAAAACATAACTTTACAAATCCACTCTCCCGAGGCTTTAAATAAGATTGAAAATTAATGTAAAGTGTCGCCCTTAATACATGGGGATATTATGAAAAATTTAAGCTTATTCTTTTTTATTATGATTTTAGCTGGGTGTGGACACGGGGAATCTATTGGTCAGCATCTTGATTTAGAAACAATCAAAAAGGAACAGCTCGAATTTGCAAAAGAAGCTACAAAAGAATTCATTCCCAATCCTGATTCAGCTAAGTTCCGCAATCAAATAGGAGAGTGTGGAGAGGTAAGCTATAAAGAAGCAGACGGCACAGATATTGGTTTTCAACGTTTCATTGTGCTTCAGAAAAATATAGTGCTTGTAGAAAATCAGACGGATCAAAAGCAATTTGAGTTGTCATGGAAGAGTGCTTGTACGCCAAGTTGGAATAAATAATTATAAGGCCCTCATTTGAGGGCCTTACTTTATTCACCAGATGATTCAGATTTTTGATCTTTTTCATTTCCATACTCTAAAGCAACCTGTTGCGCTTCAGCTGCAGCAGTGGCTTCTATTGGAATCGAGTCAGCTGCGATAGCAACGGTACCGGTAAATCCCATTAAAGCTAAGATTAGAATTTTCGAATACTTTTTCATTTGAATTTCCTCTACGTTTCTAAGACTTAATTTCAGTGTAGAGAATGATTTAAATCGTGGATGTAGCAGCTATGTCGGGATATGTAAGATATTCAGGTCTAAAGTTATAGGTTTCTAGGTTTGCGTAAGAATGCTTTTCGGTTGAAACTTTTTGTTGAGTTGCTTAACGAAATGTTTGAATGCTTCAGTAGGTAGCTACACTCTAAAGAAACTTCCCTAACTTCTAAATCTTTGTAACATCCAATAATTTTTTTGTAATCTTTATGTTATAAATTGTTTGCTTTGCTTATCATATGAATAATGAAAAGTGGAGCACCGAAAATGCTAACAAAAACAGAAATCATTGTTGTCATTCTAATGGTAGTAGCCTTAATTTTCATCGTGTATGAGATGGGACAAGGTGGTAGTTGGACTTTATAGAATTCAGCCTTTATCAAAGTTAAAAGAAAAGCACCTTCGGGTGCTTTTTTAATGTCTAAAATTTATCTCAGAGACCCATCATGAATGATTTTTTCCTAGCAACAAATCGAAGCATCAAAATCAATGACATTGAAGTGCGTCAGATCCAGATGAAAGACTTTGACACCTGGGCGGTGCATGCTGAAGTTTTGAAAAACTTCATCAAAGACCAAAATCATTCAGATGAGATTTTGACAGAGCTGTTCAAAGCTCATGGCGTGCAGGTGATTTCGACCATGGCGTGCGTTACCGATCTGGACAGTGAATCACTGGTAGAACTTGCCGCTGATGAGCAAGGATTTAAAGAGCTACTTAAAGCAGTGCTTCTGATCAACCAGGCTTACTTCAAATACGAAAAGCCAAAACGCGGCATCAAAAAGAAAGATGACTCCACCTGGTTTGATTCATTCCAGTTTCTAGTATCAATGGGCCATCAGCATAGCGAAATCATGGAAATGACCTATGGTGCATTCCAAGGCTACGTTAAGGCTGCAAATAAGCTGTATAAGCAGGGAGTCTTCAATAACGCCGTTGCAGCGCGTGTAGCCCAGTCTGATAAGAAAGGTTTTGAGTCATTTAAGAAAGAAATGGTTTCTGATTGATCAAGTAGCACCATAAAGTTATGATGTGGAAATAACTATTTAGGGGGTTAGTGTGAAAAAATTATTATTAGCTTTATGTTTGGTGTCGGGGTTCACGTATGCAGAAAGGACAACTACCAGCATTCGCACTCCATCTGGTGATTTGGTAAGAATTGGGGATAGCCATCAAGCACTTAAGGATAAACTTGAAGTAAGTAAACCAAGATTTTACGTTCTAGAAGATGGGCGACTTTACTGTGCAGCTACCGAATATGTAAAACAGGTAGATTTACAGGAATATACCGTCATTTTATGTCGAGATAGAATTGTGAAAATTCTTTGGCGTAATCTTTAAGCGAGGCAACAGATGAATTATTTTATAGGTATTATACTGGGTCTCTTAGTTCAAAACTCTTTCGCTTCTCAAGTTTACACTTGTACTGTAAACGGAAAAACGGTCTATCAGGGGAAACCTTGTGCAGGAAAAGAGTCGCATAATCAAGTTCAGCAAGCTCAAGCTAAGATCAAGGGGCAACAGGCTACAGCAGAAAAAGAGAAAGCGGAATGGGCTGCTCGAAAAGAGCCACGTGTTGGAATGACTAAAGCTGAAGCTGAAAAATCAACGTGGGGTTATCCGGATAAGATCAACACAACCACTACGACAAATAATGTATTTGAGCAGTGGATATATAGAACACCATATTCAGGCTCAAAGTACTTACACTTTACAAATGGAAAGATAACTTCAGTTTCCAACTAAGCCACCTTCGGGTGGTTTTTTAATACCTAATTTCACCCGCCACTGCGGGTTTTTTATTGCCTAAAATTTGAGGTCAGTATGTCTGGTAAAAATTTAACATTCAAATTAGTCATGGATGCTGACACCAAGGGCTTTGATGCTGGCACCAAAGCATCTAAAGATAATTGGGAGTCATTCATTTCTCTTTTGAAAAAGGAAGCGGATGGACTTAAAGCGGCCTCCGTAGAAACAGGAAAAGAGGTTGGTAAAATTGTTCCTGATGATCTTCAAAAGAAGGCTGATCAGGCTAAAGGCAAGCTAGGTGAGGTATCTCAAGCTGCTGGCGAGCTGCAGGGTCAAGCTGTTCAGACAGCTGGCAAGATTGACGGTTTAGGTAATGAGCTTCAAGACACAGCTAACAAGGCTAATAAGGCCGGCTTTGAAATCGGTGGTGCCATTCCTGGTGATGCTGTTCAACTTGCAGAAATGCTGGGTAATAAGTTCTTCTCTGCTGCAAAAGAAATTGAATCTCTGGGCGATAAGTCGACTATCAGCGCTGGTGAACTCCGTGCAATGTCGAGTGCTGGTGAACAGGGCCTTAATGAGCTGAATTTAGCTCTTAAAGCTGCTCAGGCAGAACTGGTTCGACTGCAAAGCACTGATGGTACTCTGCAAGATATTGAAATTGCCAAACAGCGTGTTCTGAGTATTCAAGACGCCATCAATGAAGCCTCCAGTGCCTTCAATTATTATCAAGGTGTAGCGATCAATGCCATGAAGGGCGTGGATGGTGCTACTCAATCAGCTATTAACCAGGTACAACGTTTTAGCGCCGTAGATCTAACCGGGGTAGTAGGTGAAGCACAGACTGCTACCCGTGCAATTGAAAGTATGGGTGACGGCGCAAGTCTTAGCACCAAAGAAATTGAGCGTATTGGCAGTATTGGCACCAATAGTATTAATGCCTTAGAGCGTGAATTACTGACAGCAAGAAATGCATTTTCAGCATTAGAAAAAAGCAGTGAAGCTGTAACACTTAATGAGATTAAGGCAGCTGGTGACAAGGTCAAAGGCCTCGAGCAAGCAGTAGATCTAACCAAATCAGCTTTTTCAGAATTTAATGTAAAAGCCACTACTGCAATGCAGAATGTCACTACCAGTACAGATAAGGCATCCGGTAGTGCTAAGCAAGCTGGCCATGCGATTTATGATGCACTAGGTATCAAGCCGCCTACAGTAGTAGATGATGCTATTGCAGCTCTTACAAAGAAGCTGGAGGATTTTAAAGCTAATAGCAAATTGCCGGCTGAAGAAGTAGAGCGTGTAACCAAGATCACCGAACAGCAAATCGAAAAGCTTAAAAGTGAACTGAATGGTGTTGAGCCAGCTGCTCAAAAGGCAAATTCCGGAGTTTCTACCCTCTCTAAAGGCATGGATGGGGCTAAGTTTGCTGTAACTGCACTGGTGGGGGCATTAGCTACAATTGGTGTTGGTTTAGGGCTTCGAGAGCTTGCTCAGGCAGCAGACTCTTACACCAACCTTTCAGCTCGAATTAATATCGCAACCAGTGATGGTGGTAACTTCCAGCAAGCAATGGCTGGTGTGCACCAAGTCGCATTGATGACTAATTCAAGCCTTGATGCTACTGCGGGCCTATTCACGAAAGTGAATGATGTGGGCAAACAGATGGGGATGACCCAGCAGCAAAGTCTGGATCTGGTTAAAACCATTAATATGGCTATTCAGACCGGCGGCGGATCTGCTCAAGCAAGCGAAGCAGCAATTGTTCAGCTGACACAGGCGCTGCAATCAGGCGTTTTACGTGGTGATGAATTTAACTCCATCATGGAGCAGGCTCCTGGCATCTCTAAAGCACTAGCCCAGTCACTTGGCGTAACTACCGATGAACTCCGCAAGATGGCTGAAAACGGCGAACTGTCAGCCGAGAAAGTTATTAAAGCCCTACAAAACCAATCAGCAGCAATTGAAGCTGATTATGCTAGGTTCCCAACCACTATCGGCAATGCCTTAGCCAGAATAGCAACACAATGGCAAATCCTGATTGGTGAGATGGATCAAGCTAATGGGTCAAGTGCCGCCGTAGCGAATGCCCTGTTAATCATCGCTGATAATCTTGGAATTTTAAAAGTATTCTTTGATGATGTGGCTGAAGGTGTTGGGTGGTTTCAGGATAAATTATCTGAGATTGATCCATCTACAATTGAGGCAATTAGAAGTACTTTATCTGCTGTCTACGACACGATTAAAAATGTCATATCCAGTATGGCTGGAATCGCTGAAACCGCTTGGAGTGCTTTCACATCTACCTTGGATGCAATCGCCCCGCTATTTAACGCAATTATGGGTGGCAAGGAAGAGGTTAGTGGATTAACCACCCTGTTCAATGTCTTTAAGGTTGCACTGGGTGTTGTTTCTGATGCTGCTACAGGACTAAATATTGGGCTTAAATTACTACTTGCAGGTATTCAGTTTATCGCTGGTGGTATTTACTCATTAGATGCTGCGGTATTGGATTTTCTGGGTTTTGACAACCTTGCTGCTCAAGCTCAGAACGCTTCAGATGCACTGTTCAGACAGGCCGAAAAGAATGGACGGGAAGCCAATAGGCTTGCACTTGAAAGCAAGTCTGCCACTCAAGAGGCAATCAAGGACATACGTCAAACAGAAAACGAAGCAAATGAGGAGCGTATTACTGACAGCCGAAAAACTCTGGATGAATTAAGGATTCAAGAGGAGAAGCATAAGGCTGATTACATGGCTATCAGTGATGAGCGTGTTCAACTAGAGCAGCAACTTTATGAGGCGCGTAAGACTGGTAATCAGGCAGCAATTGATCAGGCCGTAAAAGGTCTAGCTGAATTAGATGTCAAGGAAAAAGCATATCAGGCTGAAAGTCAGAAAATCACAGATGCTAAAATTCAGGCTGCACAGATTGTTGCAAATGCAATGATTCAGTCAGCTGATGCTGCTGGCATGGCACAGTTGAAAGTTTTGAATGCACAGCTGGCTGCTCAGGGCTTACAAGGTGAATTCGATAGCACTGGTAAAGTTGTTGTTAAAGCGATGCAAGATGCGGCTATCGCCACAGATGGTCAAGTTAATGCGACAGACCAAGCCCGTAAAGCTGCTGCTGCACTTGGTATTGATTTAGATATCTCGCTCAACCGAGTTTCTTCAAAATTCAAAGAAACAGAAGGTCAGCTGGATAACTTTACAAATGGCCTTGAGGAGCTAGGCGTTGAGGGTAAGCAAGCTGGTGATGTGACATATCAGGCCTGGCTTAAATGGCTGGAAACAGCGAAAAGCCAAGCTGAAACCGACTATGCAAAAGCCAAGCTTCAGGAATTTGGTACTCAAGGTCAGATTTCAACATCTCAGGTTGAGCAAGGCTTAATTGCTATCAAAATGCAGGCTCAAGGACTACCAGATGATATTGACCCTGTCACAGAAGCTTTCAGGCGTCTTGGTATTGAGACTAAGGAAAACCTAAAGCTTTCAGCTCAACAGGCTTTGATGGATTACATCACGATCCGGGATAGCGGTAAGGCAACTGCTGAAGGTGTTCAAAAGGCTTATGAAAAAGCTGCTCAGTCTGCTGCTGCATCTGGTGATGCTGGTGTCATTGCTGCAACTAATGCCGCTAATGCAGGGCGAAATCTTGAGATTCAAATTGATGACACAGGTGTTGCCGCCGTCAAATCCATGGATGAATGGGAAAAAGCGAATCACCGTGTCAGAGACTCTGCGCGTGGTATCGGTGATGGCTTCCGTCATGCCGGTCAAGTGGCACGCGAGGAAGCCAAAACATCTACTGAGGCTTGGGCTGATGCAGTCAATAAGGCCAAAGGCGAATTTGACAAGGCCATGAAGCAGCAAAGCAAGGCGCTTGGTAGTCTTGATGACTACGATTCTTATAACAAGAATGATGTTATTGCTATGTTGAAGTCGGAGGGATATGACGATGCACAAGCCAAAAAACTGGCTGGCAATATCTGGTCGCAAGCCATGGAAGCGGATCGTGATGCCAAGATGGCTAGTTATGGTAATAGCTCATTTGGTGGTTTGGATACTGTCATTAATCAGATGTTTGATCAGGCGGCTGCCAAAGGAATTACTACGCAACATGGAACTAACAAGATCAATGAATTGCTTCGTTCTATCAATGTGGCTTCAACCGGATCCAATAGCCTGAATGACTACGCGCCGTCTATTCCTTCCACACCTTCAGTCAGAGATATCGATTCTAGTCCAAAGACTACAATTCGGATCGAAGCTGGTAATGGACAGTATGTAGATGCTCAGGTTAATGCTGATCAAGTAAATCCATTAACTCAAATCCTTAAACAACTAGGAACACTTAAGGGTTCAACATGAAACTCATTCGCTTAGCAACATCCGAAACCGTCCCATTAGAGGACGGTTTTTTATGGCCTGATGAATTCTCATGGAAGGCCATTGAGCAGAATCAGGCCTATGCCATGGATGGCACTTTAATCATTCAGGAAGGCAAGAAGAAGTCGGGTCGACCAATTACTTTACAACCGGCAGATACCAGCATGGGCTGGATCAAGTTGCGTGAATTACGGACTGTTTTGGAGTGGTCCAAGTTGCAGGATGAGGTTTTTAAACTGCAGTTTGAGCAACCGCATGACAACCGGCAGTTCACCGTCAAATTTAACCACCAGGATGGGGCCTTAGAGGCTGCACCGGTAAAAGGAATTCCAGCAGTATCACTGGATGATTATTTTAATGTGACCTTGCGCTTTACGGAGTTAGACGATGGCGATTGAAACCAAGGATTTAGTAATTTACAAGTCTGAACGCTTGACCGATAACTCGGATGGCGGTGGTAAATACTCTGGTGTCGTGGTGCAGGATGGGATCAGCAATAACCTGTTCAATGACGTGTCTGAAATGGATCGAACCATGGGGGATGTATCCATGCGCAAGGTCTTTCCAGCAGTCACTACGGAAGATACTGATCTATTGATGGGTGCAACTGTTTTTGTATCTGAGCTACCAGAAGATCCAAACGTATCTGCGCTACTATTCAGTACCAAGAACTGGACCGATGAGCGTCAGTCTGCACAGAACCGGGTGGAAAACTACCTAGCAAAAGGCGGCCAGATCGCAGGTACACCACTGGATACCCACTGGAAAGGTATGTCATCACTTCAGGTGGCTATGTTTCCACAAGAAACTGAAAGCTCTGTAGGTGACACCATTGTTTTGGTGAGCGATGAAGGTAAGCCTCTGGAACGAGAGCAGTATGTGCGTATTACCAAGGTTGAAACCCGTACTGCAATCATGGTCATCGATGGTAAAAATGTTGAATACAAGGTTGCTACGTATTCCTTGAATGATGCTCTTGAGGTTGACTTTGTGGGTCTTTCAGCGCGTCAGTGGTACAACGGTGAGAAATCTAAAACTATTATCCGCGACACCATTGTTGCTGATACCGGTCTGTATTACTCATCTACAGCACTGGCTTCTGATGCCAATGTTGGTGAATTTACCGTAAATGCCAAAAGCATCTTTGCTCAACTCATCCCATCTGCCCAGACTGAAACTCCGATCATTGATGTAAACGCTGCGGGTGAAAGCGTAGTTCTGGTGGCGGGTAATGAAGGCACCATTACTGTTAATTATCCAAATATGGTGATTGGTGTCAGCCAAAACCTGTATATCGGCTCTGCGGTTATTCCATCTAGCGTGGCTTTCACGTTGCAGGGGCAGCAGATTACCGATCAGGGTGGATTGCTTAAAAATACTCAAGGCACTCAGGTTGGCACGATTGATTATCAGCGTGGTTTGATTCAGTGGACTGCGGCAGCACCGGCTGGAACTGTAAGTCTGAATATTACATTTAAACCAGCTGCGGCACCAAACCAGTATTATCAAAGTCATGCCATCCCGGTCACTCAAAACAACCAAAGTACCAACTGGACTGGAGTTTTAATCCCGATTCCAGCACCGGGAGCTTTGTCGATTTCTTATATGTCGCAGGGCAAGTTCTATGAGCTTAAAGATGATGGTTCGGGCCAGTTAAAGGCTGCCAGCCCATCTTTTGGTTCAGGCATGATCAACTATGAAACTGGGTCATGGTTACTCACCACAGGTGCCTTGCCGGATGTGGATACGCCGATCCTGCTGAACTGGGGTACACCGATTGTCACCTTTGTACGATCGAATTTAAGTGTGGAAAAAGCTGCATTTGATTTTGATTTAGGGCGACCGGGTGTATTGCCGGGTATCACCATTAACTGGCTGCTTGAGGGTGAAGAGAAAACTGCAACATCAAATGCTCAAGGCAAGTTTACTGGGGATGCCACAGGTGAAATTAACTATGCCACCGGTATTGGCAAAATCATTCCAAATAAGTTGCCACAAAAAGGTACGGTCTTTTCGGTGATCTACAACTATGGATCATCACTTGAACAAACCAAGATGGATGTTACCCCTGCAAATCAAAAGCTGACCTTTACCATTGGTACAGGACCAGCAATTCAGCCAAATAGTGTTGAGTTAAAAATTCCACTTCAAAGCAGTGAGGGGATTACAGGGTCTGTAACTCTGACAGATGTGCCGGTGAATGCAACTATGGGTAATCTGGTGAATAGCCGCGGTCAAGTGCAAGGCACCATTATCTATGCCACTGGCGCAGTTGAAGTCACACCAAAAAGTACAGCGAGCAGATTTGTGCAAACCTTTACACCTATGGCTACCTATGCGGCTGCCTAGCGAGGAAATATGTCTTTTTATTCTCCACAAACGTCAGACATTCAAGGCCAGCAGGTTGAATTAAAAGCCCTTAATGCTGTTGATGTTCAAGTTAAATACCGTGATACATCTGGCTCCAATTCAGCAACCCACACAGTGACGGCCAACAAGTTAAAGCTGGATTTATCCTCTGGCTTTGATGAGCAGATTCTAACAGGCTCAGCCCGATTCAAAGTCGGTGCTGATACTTTCCTAGACCGTACTGGCTTGCTGTATCGTAATGTGAATCCAGCCAATAACAGCGGAATTCAGTCTGGTGTCATTCAATATGGTACTGGGATCGTTGAAATTGACTCCTGGACACCGAATACAGACAATACCATTACCCTGGAATCCTTAACTACCACCACCGACCTGTTACCAGTCAACAAGATCAGTTTCAGAACGCCAATCATGCCGATCCGGCCACAGTCCTTAACTGTGGTTTTAGCATCAATTGAATTTGGTCAGCTGACACTGACCGCTGATGAAAATGGCGTGATTGAAACCAGTCGGGCGCATGGTCAGGTCAATTGGGAGAATGGCTTTGTCACGATTTACTTCTACACCAAAACCAAAATCACCGAAGCTAACCGTGCGGAGATTGAGGCAAATGACTGGTATGACCCATTACTGGAATATCAGGAAGGCTTAGACACTTATATTAATGTCCCGGTCTGGGTCGATGCTTCATCAGTACGCTATAACGCGGTGGCTTATACCTATATTCCGCTAGACTCTGAAATTCTAGGCTTATCTGCTACTCGATTGCCGATTGATGGCCGTGTGCCAATTTTCCGTGTAGGTGGGATTGGTATTGTCAGCTCAAGCAAAGCGCAGGAATTACCAAGTGCAATTGCAGGAACCACGTACGATCTCAATGATCAGCGGATCTCATGGGCAGAACTGGAAGATGCTAACGGAACGAAAGTAGCTTTCGATTTATACACAGTTGATTATGACTATGGCCGTGTGACATTGGGTGGTGACTTTGTACTGGGTAATCTGGTCGCACCACTGACAGTGAAATACCGCTATCAGGATATGGGCCTGATCCGAGATGTGCAAATTAATGGTCAGCTGACTTTCACCAAGCCTTTAACCCATAACTATGATGCAGTAGATACGATTGTAGGGTCTGCTTTGGTCATTGGTGACATGCAGGCGCGTTACACACGCAAGTTTGTACAGCAAGCATGGAATAGTGTCTGGAATGATGAGCCGACTGGTACAGGAATTTCAGCAAACTTTAATGACTCACTCTATCCAATCCAGATGACCAATAAGGGTGCAATTCAGGAACGCTGGGCGATTGTCTTCACTGGTCCAGAGAGCTTTTATTGTGTCGGGGAGTATACAGGGCGATTAACTCTTGCCGGCTCAACTAATGTTGATTATTCGCCACTCAATCCGATCACTGGTGCACCATATTTCATGATCAAGAAAGAGGGCTGGGGAGCCGGTTGGGCAAATGGGAACGTCTTACGATTTAATACAGTGGCAGCAAATTTCCCGGTCTGGGTAATTCGCACTGTAAAACAGTCAGAGCCGGCGGTTCTATCAGACCAGTTCCAGATTATGCTTCGTGGTGATATTGATCGCGTAATTTAAAAGTTAAATCAAATATGACCGCTTGATGCGGTCTTTTTTATGAGTAAAAAGATATGGCGATGAAGCAGACACAAACCAAACTTTTTGATTTCTCTGATATTGGTTTGGATTTTAGTGCAGGTTCAAAAAACCTGTTTCCAGATCGTTTTAAGAAAATGCTGGTACTTGGTTATAACGCGCAGACAGTATCGAGCGTGGCAGTATCTGGGAACCAGGTCACATTCACTTATGGCGGTGCACATGGTTATGTGGCGGATCGTGTTTTAAAGGTCGATTCAGGTGCTTTAGCGTCAATCAATAGCGGAGAGTTTTGGATTGATTCAGTCACAACAAACACAGTGGTATTTACGCTTGATGACGCTCCAGTATCCATCCCTAGTGGTTTTACAACACGAGTAGCTCCTCTTGGATTCGAACTGGTATATGAGCAGCCACCTGTTCAAGTTTATAAATTTAAATCACTTAAAGAAGAGGACCTGTATTTAAGACTGTGTTTTCAGTCTGCTGCTGCGCAAAGAAATACTGTGGTTCCATGTGTAGGCTGGTCTGCGGATTTGAGCTTAGGAGTGATTACAGACCCTCTGACAATAGAGGCCACAAGAGGTGGAACGGTGATTGGGGGGGAATTTAAGTGGGACTTTACGAGTGATCCGAGCTCATCTCATAACAATTACACTTATTCCCAAGGATATAGCTCATTTGGTCGCGGTGTTGTAGTGGGTAGTAAATACCACCTAGCTTTCCTAACTGGGCTTGCAACCGCAACTGGTCACTTAATTAATGGATTTCTACCAGCCACAGTTTTGGACTTAATGGGCTTTTCTGGAAGGGTTCCAGTTGTTACTTTTGGTGTAAATGCTGGACTTCCAAATAACTTTTATTCAGATTTGCGTGGCAAAGTACATTATGCATATATTGGAGATCAGAGGGTTAATTTTGCAGGGAATCGCTATAGTGCTTACACATTTAATTATGGTTTTGGTTCGGGTGTAAATTTTTATCCAGCAGCAATTGAAGGGTTTAACACATCCCCGACAGAGCCACTTCTGATTTATGAAAATGGCAATAGTCAGTTTGTTGGTGTGGCACATGGAGCGCAAACTTTAAAACTCGGAACAGATACAGTGGCAATCCCATCAACTTTAGGGGCACAGCCAGTTGAGTTGGTGGAGGCAGATTTTGGGAATAAGTGTCTGGTTCACAGCATGGCAATAGCTGCTGGATTGTCCGGAATTGCGTATTTTGTTATGCCTATTGAGGAGATAAAGATTGATTATTAAATTAAGTCGAATATTCTTTGGGGGCTATATCGCCAACAAAGAAGCCATGGGGGCAAAAAAATACATATCATTTCCTCTGCGTAGCTTAATCTTACCCATTCCAGTATCTGCGAATCATGGTTTCGGTGAAATCAAAGGTGTAACAAAAAAGATGGGGGTAAATTATTCACCAGTTTCCGTTTGTGTATTCCGTAGGGATAATCGTCAATTAATCTGGGAGACCAAATCACGAGTGAATGGCTCTTATGTACTTCTCAATATTGCAAAAGGGCTTGAGTGTTTTGTTGTCGCATTTGATCCAAACGAAGAATATAACGCAGTGATCTCCGACAAGGTGGTGGCAAAATGAGTAAAACATCAGTCAAAGCCCGGCTCGCTATGACTCAGGCCTTTGCCAATTTTTTAGATAACGGTAGCCAGAGTGCTACCATTATTTTTTATCAAGGCGCACAGCCTGCCAGCCCTGCGGTTGCGGCAGATTCAAACAATGCATTGGTGACACTGACTTTTCCTGAGCCATGCATTAAAGAAACTACAGCAACTTATGTAGAGCTTCATCCAACGGATACCGCAACGGTAATTAAAACTGGGACTGCCACTTGGGCACGTATTTATAATGGTGCTGGCGAGGTCGCTGCCGATCTGACGGTAGGCACAGATATTTCCCTAGCCAATACCAATCTAGCCCTTGGCGGCTCATTGTCGGTGACATCGATAAAACTCAGACCTTAATTTAAAAAAGGGTGCTCATGTGGATTTTAAAAATAAGCTCGGCACCGTTGATGCTCACAACCTAAACTTAAACTTTAAGCCTGATAATACCGATAGCCATAACGTTATTCTTAATTTTGAGCATCTGGCCGATAGCTCAACCAATCTTAATTTTGGTAATGATGTTACAGCTGTAATTGATACGGTACTTCATACTGAGTTTACATTTGAAGTCACAGCAGTCTATGCAGATAGCGGTGCAAATACTGCTGTCATAGACACGGTGCTCGACACCGAGTTCGGTTTTAATGGCGTCGCTGAATTTAGTGAAAACACTGATGTCATTGGCCAAATCGATACGGTTTTAGACACCAGTTTTAGTTTTGAAATCGAAGCGGTATTTAATGAAAACCTTTGTATCATTGACGCGGTTTTAGATACCAATTTTTCATTTGAAGTCATAACCCTGTTTGATATTAATCATATTGTCGGGGTGTCTTACGGTTTTGACATGCGATATCAGAAAGCGATTGCATGCCTGAGCACCACAGAAATACCGTGGGCTAAACCCATATTAAGGGTCTCGAATGAGGCTCTTTTTTATGAGCAGGGCTTGGTGATTTCTAATCAAGTGGATATTTGGCATGAGCAGGCAGGATCATTAACCCGGGCGGTTGGATCCCTTCATGAGCAAGCAACCGGCTTAAGTTCTGATGCCTATGTGATTTGGGAGGAGGGTGATAAGCGCTTTATTCATCAGCGCTATCTGCATGAAGAAACGATCAAGCTACGTCATAACCGCGAAACGGTTTGGCAGGAAATGATTCGCCGTCGCAAGACCTTTACCTATTCGCATGACGTAGCCCAAGTCTTTGAGCACCGCTTTTCATTTGAATGGGATAAAAGTCTTGAGATTGTCACCAAGTCGGACTTGCCCTGGGATAAAGCCAAAGCGATTCATTATCGCAAGCATCCGGTTTTAGCTTGGCCAAAGCCTGAATTACCGAAATATGAAGGTAGTACAGATCTCAACTTTATCTGTCTTTGCCATGACGTTGATTCACACAATGTTGTTTTAAATTTTGGTGCAGATGACTGTATTCCAGCACTGCCAAAAAGGAACTGGTGGTATATCGTGAACACATTAACAGCCGAACGATTGGATACCGGCGAGAAGATTAAAGTCATGGATGGTACCTACAGTACCAGCCGGTCTCAATGGTGCTGGACCTACTCCATTACCGTGGCTCATACCGAGAAAGATAAGCTGCAACCAATTAATGGCCAGCCAGTGATACTGAAAGTCATGATCAATGGATTTGAGCATCATGTTCTACTGGAAGATCCAGAAGAAACCCGACGTTTTGCCAGTGTTCTCTACACTTACCCGGGGCGAAGTGTCACCGCTTTAAACTCTGCTAAATATGGGCCTTCACGCTCATTCATTCAGGAGAATGAACGAACATCTGTGCAACTGGTACAAGCTGAACTTGATCGAGCAAATAGCGGTACCAGTTTGGACTGGAAACTGATTGATGAATTGGGCTGGATTGTACCGGTTGAAAGCCTGAGTTATGCAGAACTAGCACCCATCGATGCAATAAAGCAAGTAGTTGATGCAGGTGGTGGCTTTATCTATAGCCAGAAAGCAGGGAATACACTGACCATCTTACCCCGGTACCAGAAAGGCTACTGGGATACGATGACGGTAGAGGATTACGATATTCTGCTATCCGAAAGCCTGGTGATGCAGCAGAACATTAAGCAGAACGATGAATACATTGCTGACTTCAATTCCATCACTGTAGTGAATAGCCGTAGCGGTGAAAGCCTGAAAGTACAGCAGCGTGGTACTTCGGGTGATGTGCCTTTAGAGACAGTCACTGGTCCATTGTTTAATGTAGTGTCGGGTGCCAGCTATGGAAAAAATGAATTGGTCAAAGCCAATATTCAAGAGCTGCACACCTTTTCTGATATTCCGGTGAGCTCGGAAATTGGCGAGATGCTACCAGGTAAATCGATTGCATTTAATGGCCAGTGGTGGGGTGTGATTGACTCAGTTTCAGGTAGCTTCTCACATGAAAAAGTGAATGAAACCATTGCAGTGGAGCGTATCAGCCGTGAATAATCCTTTATTTGAACTGCGTAAGCTGCTTAATCCGACTCATGCAGAATATATCGGCACTATCACATCAGTGAAGCACCCAGAGTATCGGGTGCAGATTGACGGTGGTTCAGGTCCGGTACTTTGCACTTCTGGTACCGCATATAATTTAGGTGCCAGAGTATTTATCTCAAACCAAGTAATTTTAAGGCCAGCACCCACCGGTCAGCATTCAGAAATAGAAGTCTAAACTTAACCAAATAACGGCACCTTCGGGTGCTTTTTTATTGCCAAAATTTAGGGGGCGCAATGTCCAACGATTATTCAACTGATCCGCCACCAATAACACCAAGTCAACTTTACGCAATTTCAGACAACATCAATCAGTTGCGGCAAAGTATGGAAAAATTGGCTGATGTGCCTCAAAAGATCGACCGAATGAGCATGCAGTTTGATCAACTTCAGGAAAAGCAAAAACACCTGGATAACAACCTGCAACAGGCAAAAGGGGATTTTGAAGCAGATCTAGACCGAACAAAATCAAGTATTCGAGCTGATATAAAGCAGCTGCGAATGGATGCTGAGGTAAGGCACAAAGAAGTCGATATACAGATCCGGGTGCTGCATGAAAGTAAAACCAAAATAGATAGTGTGACCAATCTGGTTCGCTGGGGTGGGATTGCAATCATAGGTGTCTTTGCTGCCGCTTGGAACAATCAAACTGCCAAAACTGACACAGTGAATGCGCAAGCAATGGCGAATAGTCAAAAAATTCAGGTCCTCGAAAAACAATCTGACCAACTCTTAAGAACGGTTGAAGAAATCCGCAACAAGCTTTATGAACGAAACATGAGAGAGGAAAAATGAAATTAATCCAAGAAAGTGCATTACAGTACTTATCCGTAAAGCTCCCACTACTGGGGGCTTTTTTAATGCTTGCAGTTTTGGTTATACAGTGGGCATTAGATTTTAATTTTATCCCTGAACAATATGCACCTTTTATTATTGGTACTGTATTGCCAGCTCTAAGTTGGTTGGGCCGTAAGATTGCGCAGCCACAATTACATAATCAGCCTTTAGGCTTCGCAACAATTACAGCCGGCCATAGTAATACTGATCCCGGTGCAGTGAATGGCAAAGTGAAAGAAGCAGATTTGGTCGTCAACTTCCGCAATGCAGTGACTCATTATTTGCGTGAAGCTGGATTGCAAGTCAAGACCGATGGCACTGGCACTAAAAACGATCCACTGTCTGCTGCGGTAAAATTAATTCAAGGCTCAAGTGTAGCAGTTGAATTCCACATGAATGCAGCAGCATCAAAACAGGCGAACGGAATTGAAACAATTGCATTGCCAAAGGACAAGAAATTGGCGCAGGATTTATCGAAAGCTGTAGCAGATGCACTTGGTAGTCGTTTACGTGGTGATAACGGTTGGATTGATCAGTCTAAATCTGCACGCGGCCGCTTGGCATACGTGAATGCTGGTGGCTTGATTGTAGAACTTGGCTTTATTTCCAATGAAGACGAACTTGCTCGATTCAATGCACGCTACTGGCTGGCTGCTAAGGCTGTGGCCAAAGTATTGATCGAGTACGAGCAACAGAATTAAGAAGTTAGTTTTCCAATAAAATAGATAAATGCCCTCAAATGAGGGCATTGTTTATCATTAAAATAAGTGACTGGTTATTAATTAATCCTCAGAATCCCTTCCCAACTAAAATAGTTCTGAGTCAGGTTTTGTCTGGCCATTGCCCATGCGCGACCATGCATTTTGCATGGGCCAATTGCTATTTTCTTATCTCCAAATCTCACCTTAACCTGCTCAAGGGCAGATTGAAGTTTCTCATTTTTCTCTATTTGAGTACTATCAGATAGAAGGTCATATATGTATGTCGATTTTGGCTCGATTGCGGTCAATATCACACCACATTTCTTAAACTCGATTCCTTCTTGAAACAGCTCATTCATTCGCTTCATTACAGCCCGGTTCATAACAGCAGCACAGTCAGTCGGCTCAGCAAATCCGATATTGATCGACTTGTTATAGAAAGGCCTGTTCTTATCAAAAGGATTGGATTGGGCAAAAGCAATCACACAACCACAAAGAGATTCATCTTCTCTTAACCGCTTAACAGCGTTCTGCAGGTAATCACTCATTGCCTCAGATAATGATTCAATATCGGTTACCCGTGCGCCAAATGAGCGTGATGAAATGATTTGCTTCTTGGTTGGCGCAGCCTGCTCAAGTTCGATACATGAAATCCCTTGCAGTTCCATGACAGTCCTCTGCACGACCACTGAAAACAGTTTTCCCATTTGATGTGGATTAGAAGTGGCTAAATCAAGAACAGTATTAATACCTAAGCCTTTTAGTTTTTTACTATGCTGACGACCAACTCCCCAGACTTCGGAAACATCAATCAAACTCGAAAAATAATCTCGGTGCTTCGGATCCATAGAAACCAGATCACAAACCCCATTAAAGCGTTTAGCCTTTTTAGCCATATGATTGGCAAGCTTTGCTTCGGTTTTTGATCGACCAATACCAACACAAACCGGTAATCCGATCCACTGCAAGATCCGCTGTCGCATATTTTGCGCATATTCAACCAGGTCATAATTTTCAGAATAGGCAGTAAGCTTTAAAAAGCACTCATCAATCGAATAAACTTCCTGTTCACCTGGCGCCACGTAATCAGCCAGAATTGAATGGAAACGTTGAGACATTTCAGCATACAAAGCATAGTTACTCGAAAGTACCTGTACATTATGTTTTTCGACAATATCCCTAATCTGGAATAGGGGAACACCCATCTTAATACCAAGATCTTTTGCTTCTTGGGAACGCGCAACTGCACAGCCGTCGTTATTTGAAAGAACAATGACCGGCACATCTTTAAGTTTAGGATTAAATAGGCGCTCACAGCTTACATAGCAATTATTTACATCAAGGAGCGCGTATATTTCATTGTTATAGCTCATCTGAATTTCTTGATTACATTTGTGACTACACCCCAGATTTCAAATTGCTGACCTTCTTGGGGATGAATATCTGGATAACCCTCATTCTCAGCTTTCAACCAGCAACCTTTCGCATCAATAATTAGCCGTTTCACTGTCAATTCATTATCGATACTGGCAATCACAATATCTCTATGCCTAGCCTGAATACTGCGATCTACAACCAAGGCGTCATTAATATCAATTCCTGCATTTAGCATAGAAAGAGAATCCGCACGAACAATAAAAGTAGCATTCGCATTATTAATGAGGTACTCATTCAGATCGATTTTTTTATCAATATAATCTTGAGCGGGCGAGGGGAATCCAGCTTGAACGCGTTCGGTTGCCAAGGGTATTTCTATTTTTGTGACAGGATCAAACTGACGGATATCACTAATTTCATTTTCTTTTTTAAGAGATTCTAGGTATTCTTTAATATCAAGAATTTTAGATTCAGGCACTCGAATAACTTTAGTCTCTTCAGACTTTTTTCGACCTGCCCCGGCTCGAAAACCCCCATGAGTACTGTTCATAACTTTACGACTCCTTGATTTTTGTAACAATAATCAAGATTGTAAAGACTCGATAAAAATCAAACAAATAAAATAAATCTTTTAAATTCAAAGATGCGTCATAGAGTGACGCAAAATTATGATATTTCGGATGAACGGTTACAGTACTAATTGACTTGGTAAAGACTCTTAGCCAGAGCTGCACAGCTCACTCAATTGCGACGAATGTGAATGTGGGGATATGTGTTGGGATTATTTAATCCTTCCACCCATCCACAATATCAGCCCAATCCTGCATCATTTTTCTGCGATCTGCTAAGTATTTAGCATGGTTATAAGATGCGCGGGTTTTATTCTCATCAGCATGAGCCAGTTGGGTTTCGATCCACTTTTCATCATAGCCAAGTTCATTCAATAGGGTAGATGCCGTGGCCCGAAAATCATGTGCTGTAACGTCATGCATGATGTACTGTAGCGCTCTATTAATTGTAGTAGCTGGCATCATCCCGCCATTATAAACACCTTCAAAAACATATCTCTTACGGCCAGTGAGCTTCTTTTGTTTAAGTAGAAGTTGATAAACCTGCTCAGACATTGGAACCACATGTGTTCTATTTTTCTTGGTCAGTCGCAAGCCTTTTTTCAACTGCTCTCGCGTCTGCTTTTCAAAAGTAATAGTCCTTTCCTCAAAATCAATAAATGACCATTGCAGTCGGCGCACCTCAATTGTGCGAAGCATGGTATAGAACAAAAATAAAATAGAATTTACCGTCGACTCGGCACCACCATAACTATCGATCCGCGCTCTAAATACTTTCCGCTCGGCCAGGCTTAACGGTCTCGCATGCTCCACGTCTGGCCGCGCAATAACTTCACGCACCGCATAGGTCGGATCATTCTCAGCTCTTAATGTCGCAATTGCATATCTCATCACAGAGCCAATCTTCTTTCTGTTTTCAATTGCTGTTACTTCACCAGTGCCACGGTTATCCTGACCCTTAACGCGCTTTACTGTATTTTGCATGATCTTCAAAACGTCAGCAGAGGTCACATCTTTAATATTTTTATGCCCAATAACTTTATAAATATCCTTTTCCATTGCTCGGTGAAAAGCATCAACATAGGTCTGGGATTTATCCTTTAGACGATCCGCAGCATATTCCTTTGCGATAGCTTCAAAACTATTCTCATCACACAGCAGCGCAGCTTTTTCTTGTTGGCGATGCACAGCTGGATCAATATTGTTTGCAAGCAGTGATTTGATTTCGTCTTGCTTTTGACGTGCCTCTGCTAAGCTTACGATAGGGTATTCACCTAGACTGATCATTGAGGCCTTGCCTGCATAACGATAGCGTACACGCCAAAGCTTTGTACCGGTAGAGCGAACCTCAATACATAGTCCGCCTTGGTCGGCAATACGGTATGCTTTTTCCATTGGTTTTAGTTTTTTTAGCTTGGTATCGTTAAGCATGTGAGTAACGCAAGAGATTAAATATTGTTACTCACTATATTACTCACAAAAGTGATTAATACAATTTAATTCTATTTAACGGTATTTAACTGGAAAGGCTTGATAATAAAGACATAGGGATTTTAATTTAATGGCATTTTACAGTATTTAATTATTATGATAATTCTCGATCATTAAAAGCATGAGCTTAACCTATTGAAATTAATGCACTTAACTGTGCTAAAGTTGTCCCGATCGTACTTTAATTCGCGCTTATTGCAAGCACTTGTGTAACACAACTAAATCATTGATTTCATTGTGTGAAAATAAAGCACGCTTCATCATAGCAAAAAATAGCCATATTCGGCGCAACAATTTCATCAAATTTGATGGCTTAAGAAGCCGATCTAAACAGAATGGAAATTATTGAATCATTATTTTAAGTAATAGACTTACCATTAGAAAGTTATAAGTATGATTAGTTTTAGAGTAGAACTTAAAAATTAAAAAGAAAGTTAAAAAAAGATTAAAATTTTTTGGTGAAAAAAACATCACTTGAATCAGACCGCGTGATATAAAATTTTATTTCAAAAGTATAGTTAAAGAAAATGCCTCAAAATAATCAGGTGATCCTAAGTCAATCCGGAAGTTTTCTTTACTGATATCTCATAAAAAATGCTTAATTCTTAGCTAAAACTAAATAAAAACTAAACAAAAGTTGAAAAAAGCAGCATATCCACTATAAAAAATTATGTTTCTAATACATTTTTATTCACCACTGCACTATTTAGGTGCGCTAAAAAATAAAGCTGAAATAAAATAAATGAAGAATGCTTGAATATAGTGCATTTAGTTTTGCAGCTAGTATAATAGCCGCAAAGTATTTTTATTAATTCATGAATTCTTATAAAGAATTCAAGATTTTATCTATACTTTTAAAAGTTGGTATGGTAATTGCTTAATAACTATCAACTGCTAACACGCACTTCACGGGTGCAACAAAAACATCGGAGCAAAATGAGCATGGCGAACAAGGTCCTTCAACTCATACAAGAAAGTGGCGCAAAATGGGTCGATTTTCGCTTTACTGATACCAAGGGTAAAGAGCAACACGTTACTTATCCAGCAGACAGTATTGATGAAGATACATTTGAAGACGGCAAAATGTTTGACGGTTCTTCAATTGCAGGTTGGAAAGGCATCGAAGCATCGGACATGATTTTACGTCCGGATGCGGCAACAGGTTTTATCGACCCGTTCTT